AATTTATTTAGCACAATGCAAAATATAGCAAGTAGAGCCTTAAATGCTGCAAAAGATGCTTTGGGTATACATTCCCCATCAACAGTATTTAGAGACATGGTAGGGAAAATGATTCCTGCCGGTGTAACTGTCGGTATTGAGGCGAATGCAGGTAAAACTATACAAGCTATTAAGGATTATGCCAAAGACTTAGTAACTACTATAGACACAAATAAATTCTTGGGTAAAGTTAATATGAGTACAGCTGGTATTAATATAAATAGTGAAAACACAGTTGATAGTAATTTACTTTATGCTATAAAAGGTATGGCACAAGCAATGCAAGATAGTAAACAAGAATTCGACTATAAAGAAATGGGAAAAGAATATAAAAAGGCGTTACAAGATACTAATACTCCAATACTTATGGACAAAGTAGTGGTGGGACAAAAGGTGGCTAAGTCAGTACAAGAAACCAATGACTACTACAATGACCAAAAAGAAAGATTTAGAGGCGAGAGAGATTATGTATAATTATTTTAATTTTAATGGCAATCAGATAAATGATTTAGCAATAGTAACTAGTATAGAAAAACCATATATACCAGAGAAGTCTATTGATACTATAAATGTATCTAGTAGAGATGGAGAAATATTTGATGGAGCAAAATATGACTCCATCTCTATTCCTATATCACTTGCAGTAATAGGATCTACTGAGGATGATTATAAAACTCGTGTACAATGTTTACATGATATACTAAATACTAAACAAGAAGTACCAATAAAATTCTGTGAGAATATCACTATATATGGAATGCTGAAAGGTGCACTAAAAGTAAAGAAAAAGAATAGTATGAGTGGGTATGCTGACATTGAACTAATATGTCATACACCATATAGTTATAGTGATAATGTACATGCCTACAATGCTGAGGATGGACAACAGACTGTAGTAGTTGAGAACAATGGTGAATTAGCAACTCTACCATATGTAAGTATAGGCTTTGGAGCAGATGCACATTTTGCACAGGTACAAAATAATAAAACTGGAGAAAAAATATTAGTAGGTGATTATCCACAACTACAATTAAGCACAACAAAGAGTGAACAAACATTAATACTACATGACCCATGTACAAGTGTAGGAACTTTAATTCAGAGCGGAGCTAATATTAATGCAGGTCGTGGCACAGATGGTTCTTTTACTATATCATCTGGAGGTGAAAGTTTTATACTTAGTGAATTAGGTAATAGCTCAGAAAAAATAAAGGGTGCCTGTGCCCGTATCGCATTAAGTAAGAACATAGATGACTTTAAAGTAATGGTGAGAATGCAGTGTAGGTCAAGTGGTAAAAATGGTGATCCAAATAACTTTCTTAGTGAACAAGAAAAAGTAAAAGAAACTGTAGTTTCTGGTACTAAGACTAAATATTACGAAGTAAATGCCAATGGACTTAATTACAGAACCGGACCGGGAACTAATTACACATCTAAGGGGATTATCCCAAAGGGAACAAAATTAACAGAGGTTACTATACAAAATGGATGGGCAAAGATAAAATACAAAACAAAGACATATTATGTATACGCTAAATACCTAACTCAGAAAATAAAAGATAATTCAAAGAGTACTGTGCAAGAATTTACAGTAGCTAATATGTGGCTTACACCAAGTAAAACACTAACAGGAGCTAGTTGTGTTGTATATACAAAGCCTGACCTAGGTAGTAAAGTGGAATGTACTATACCTTATGGTACTGTACTTAGAATAATACAAAGAACGTATACATACACATATACAGATTCTAATAACAGTAAACAAACAGTAAAATTTTATAGAATTTATAAACCTTGGAAAGATAAAAATGGTAAAAATCATTATGGATATATAAATGTAGATAACCTTAAAGGAGCAGCAGGTATGGATACGAGTGTAGATTACACAAATGACCCTGCATACGCAGACCATAAGACAGGAATAGCTGAGGTATATGGCTTCGATATAAATGGTACTCAAATATTTAGATTATATTTAGGTGACATTAACCCATATTTTGAATATAACCAAGCTGAGGTAAGTGTAAGTAAAAAATCCATATTAATCACAAGTAATGATAATCCAAAGGAAAAGACAGACAAAACAGTTGATGCAGACGGTAAAACTGTTACTAATCATTATATGAGTGGTCAGTATGGTAGTTGGAATGATGCCAATGCATATTTTACATTAACACGAAAAAAGACAGGACAATATTATGTATATAGTGCTCAAGTACAAAAGAATGATGATGGGACATTTACACAATCTGTATCAGCTAATAACAAACGTAGTAGCGAATACTCTACCGAACCATTAAGTTACTTAGCAATATATATAGGAACAATGGCCGATAAATTAGAAAATGCTTGCGGAGTTGGTATTAGTGATATAAAAGTATATGAACTTAATCCTGAGAGCGAAGAAATTTCTAATATAAAATACTTTAAAGCAGGCGATAAAGTGGATTTAGATTTTGAAAATGGTGATTGTTATGTTAATAATGAATTAAGAAATGATTTAGTAGATATTGGTAGTTCATACTTTAGGGTCAATGAAGGTGAAACAACATTACAGGTAGTCAGTGATGATACATCTGCAAGTCTAGGCGTATTAATAAGAGAAAAATGGTTAGGAGTAGTAGATGAGGATAGAAGTACTCCTCCAGAGAATTTAAATTTAACTAGTGAGTAAGGAGGTATATGTATGAATAAAAACTTATATATTTTAGACAACACGAAAAAACTGATAAAAATTATAAATACCATAAACACAATTAGTATAAAAGTATACGATGATACATATACCAGTGAACTTTTAACGGGGGCAGAAACTTACACTGCCTCTTTTAAAGTAAGTTATCAAGACCAACCAATATTTTTAGAAGGTAATTACATTGGATTTTATTGGCAAGATAATTTCAAATTGATGCAAATTAAGAAAACAACTAGTATTGAACATATAGACGACGTAACTATTACAGTTTATGCGGAGTTTATAGGAATTGAATTATATAATAGCTATGTAGAAAAATTTGTGGCAGATGGGAACGCTACAAAACTACTAGAAACAATATTGATGGACACTAATTACAAAGTAGGATATGTAAGTCCTTCATTAGATGAGGAAGCCTTTAGGGTAGAGACTACAGAAGTTACTAGTGTATATTCAGTTATACAAAATGCTACTTCAATATTATACGAATGTGAATGGCAATTTAGAACAGTTCCAGTAGATATAAAAAGAGGTAAATTTAATTTTTATGTAGACTGTTTTGCAAGTGGAGAGCGTGGCACTAAAAGATATAAACGTTTTGAAAGTGATAGAAATAGTTATGGCATGAAACGTACTGGAGATATTACAAACTTTTGCAGTGGTATTATACCAATAGGAAAAAATGGACTTACTATTAGTAATGTAAAATGGGAAAAAGAACAAGGAGATCCAACGGATAAACCCCTTGGTCAGAACTACATTTTCGATGAGAAAGCACATGAAATGCTTAATAATGGTGGCAAATACGTATTAATGAAATACAAAAGTGATGCTGATGATATATACACATTAATACACGAAGGGTATGTCAAATTAAAGGAATTAAACAAGACTAAATTTAGTTATGAAATTCCTATATATATGAATGAAAGAGATTATGAGGAGATTGATGTCGGTGATACTAACTATGTTGTGAGTAGAAAATTCAACCCACCAATTCAATTAGAGGCACGTATTACAAAGTTTGAAATTAGTTTTACAGATAGAACTAAGAACAGTGTAACACTAGGTAACTACAAGGAAATACGTAGCAAAATGAAATCTTTAAATAAAGATGACATAGTTAATGATGTTGTAGACATTATAAAGAAACATGGTAAATTAACCGCTAGTGATTTACTTGCTATTAGAAATTATCTAAACCAACTAGGTATTGATAAAAAATTAATAGACAAACTTATTAAGCAATATACAGATAAAGTAGTACCTGACCCAGTAAAACCTGGAGATGATACAGACAAAATAAGTGAAGATACAGAGGATTATAGAAGTATTAACATAAAGAAAATAGATAATGGACTATGGATAGGAGATAGTAGAATACATGACTGTATAAAATATAAATGTGGTGAGATAAAAGGTAAAACTCCTACTACACAACCACAACCTGATAAAAAAGAAGATAGCAGTAAAACTGCAAAACAGTACAAAGCAGCCGTAGATTATTATGCTAAATTTGATTTAGGTAAATGGAGTGATAAGTATAGTGATTTAAAAAATCTAAGAAGCAAATCCAATACATGGAAAATATATGTTATGGTAGAACATTATAGTAAAAAATTTGGACTTGACCCACAACTAGTTTATGCAATAATATATGCAGAATCCAGTGGTAATCCATATGACGCTACTAAATCAAGTGCTGGTGGATATGGACTTATGCAATGTGAAAGAGCTGCATATTTTAATAAAAAGCAAACTATAGAATTTAAGGATGGCAGTAAAGACTACTTTACCCCAAGCTATAGTAATATGAAACCTAAAAGTTGTGGTACACGTACTATTAACGGTATAAAAGTGGATAAGGGTGTAGCTAATCAAGTAATGTTTGGTTGTAACGAACTTAGAAAATCCCTAAAACGTTTTAAATGGAATATATTCGCAGCATTAGTTGGTTATAACTTTGGTTTATATGGATGTGATTTATTAATATGTAGATATGTTGCAATGAAAAATGGTTTATCATGGGTTAATAAATATGGATATACAGTACAAAGTTCAAAAGTACAATCTTTATACTTCAAAGAATTGGAGAAAGGTACTGCCGCATGGGCTGGTGGTAGAGAATGGTATGTATCTACAAAACACGCGGGTACTGCAAAAAATATAGAATACTATTTAAGATGGTATAAGGTAATAGACGGACAATTACCATATTGTATTGACGAAAAAGGTAAAAAAAGAGGCTATGGAGCAATAAAACCAGGTACAACAAATAAAAGTGCAGAAGCTACTGCCGTATCTACAGAGGATTCAACAACTAGAGCAGCAAGTGTTAAAAATGCTCCTACATGGAAAATAGATGGTAACACTACAACTAAAAAGGGCGTTGCTGAGAACGTACGTAAAAAAATAGTAAATAAAGCTAGGGAAATTTGTGACCTACATCAAAAATATAAAAAAGCTACTTATTATGGTGGAGCATGTATTTACGATGACAGTAAAAGATTTAGAGTAAGTGGTACTATACACGGTATTAAAAACCCATACTGCTACGTATGTAGTTCTCTTAGTAGTTGTGCTTACTTATATGCAGGACTTAGAAGTGTAACTGCAAAATACGGTGGAGCTAACTGTGCTTATGGTTCTCTAGTAAGATATGCCACAAAATATAGTGGATATACATTAAAGAAATTAACAAGTAAAACAATTGATGAATTATTACCTGGAGACTTAATTATGTTAAGTAATGCCACAGTGCCTTCAAATGTGACTGTTGCCTGGGCATCAAAATCAGGTGGAGATAGTAAGTATGCCAAAGCCGGTACTCACCACGTAGTTGTGTATTGTGGAAAAGTTAAGGGTAAACGTATGATAGCACACGCCAGCGGTGGACATAAGTGGCCGAGAGCTATTAGATATGAAGATATGAGTATTACATATAGTTCACGTGGCAGTATGACACACTGGTATACACACGGCATAATACTTAGACCTTGGGATTTAGCAAGGGCGGACAAAGAAGCTAAAGTTAAAAACCAATCCGCTACAAAACCAACACCACCAAAAGACATAGTAGACGACGATGACGGTACAACTTATGAAGTTACATTTAAAGGACTTAACAGTGCAGCTCCTAAAGACTTTGTAGAGGGTGGCAAACTTATTACTGATATTACAGTAAATGGAGTTACCGACAAAACACCATATCCTAAAACTGTAAGCCATGTTATGTTGGCGTTTGGGGTTCCTGCACTAGGTGACAATGTGGATAATGTTGTGGAGGACTATCAATCACTAATAAAAGCCTTACTAAAGAAATACCCTAAAAAACCTATATTTGTATGTGAAGAAGCTCGTTTAAGAAGTTCACAGTCCGGCAACTACAAACAAATGAACGAGGCAATAGACTCACTTAATAATATGATGTTAGACTACTGCAATAAAACAAGATACGTAATATTCCTTAGAAAACCAAAAGATATGTGTGATGCCACTGATAAATATTACTGGCTAAGTAGCTTAACTACTGACGGGTATAGAATGAAGGACAAAGCAAGTACACAAACATACTATAAGGAATATAAAAAGAAAATATTATACTTTGGTGATGGAGCAGAATGGGAAAGCGACAGTGCCACAAGTAATAAAATGTTAGACAGTCAAAGAGTGTACACTTATAATAAACCACTAAAGAAATTACAATTTAGGGTACCAGCAACTTCATCAACAAACTATAATGATAGTTACTATGCACGTATTGTTTTTACTGCTGCAAAAGATTTTAAACTTATACAACCGGATACAGTGTATCTAGAAGGAGTGGACTGTAAGAATGGTGTATTAATACCAAAAGCAAACACCACTTATATTGTATCAGTTTATTATAACCCGGATACTACAATCAGTGATAAGGCATATTTGGGAAGTGTTGGTGCTAAGAAAAAAGGTAGTAATTATGCACAACCACAATTTAAATATTCTAAAGACCTAGTTAAAATAGCTGATAGTTATTATAAAAATAATAGTAAGTTTAGTTATAATAATACAACTGCGTGTGACTTCGAAAATCCAGCCGAAAATATTAGTAAATGGAAAGTAAATGGTAAGTATCAAATAGATGATAGTTGTTTCCTTAATTATGTATTAACAGGTTGGACTTATGATAAATCACCATATGGCAATGAAAAGAAAACTGATAATAATAGAAATAATAGTGTTAGTTGGGCAATACCATCCACTAGAAATGAAGCTAATATAGGTAAATACTTTGTACAAAAGAATTGGGTTGTAGATGTAGCTGACTTACAAACTTTTAAGAATTTAGCTGTTGGAGATATTATATTCATGGACGCTGACAGTAAAAATAATGGTGAATTTATGGCAATATCACATACTGCTATAGTAGTAGAAAAAGACAAAGACGGGGACTATGTAGCACTTGAATGTACTAATGGATTATCAAGTGGCGTATTTAGGAAAGTGAAAGTAAAAAACCTTGCGAGTAAAAATATATTATTTGTAGGCAGATTTATGATAGGATAGGAGGTGAATATATGATAGGTGATGGACAAGAGCGTGTAGACAGACCCGTATATGATGATGATGGTGAGATGATCGTATGGCCAACACTTGATGAGGATATGGAAGAATTTGCAGAGGATCCGGAAGTAGCTACTGTTGCTGCTTCCGATAGGGCTGCAGAAGATGATACTGTGGAAGATGATACGTATTATGAAGTACCTGACACTGTAGAGGATGACCAAGATAGAGTTGATGTACAAGTTGAAGGTATAGAAGACGAAGAATGCGAGGATCCCAAAATAGGTGATATTCAACAAGCCGGAGAAGATTATAATGAGGCTATGGATAGAATTGTTGGTGTATTAATGCAAGCCTTAAGTACAGAAGAAATGACAGAGGAAATGAGTGCAGAACTACAAGACGCAACTAACAGCATGGAAACTGCTAAGCAAACAATAACTGACTTGTGTGGTGACCCTGAAACAAAGGCATTACAAACTGACCCAGACACTAAAATTCCACAAGACCTACAAGAACTGTTGGAGACACTTACAAAAGATGGAAAAGCTCCATGGTTATATATAGATGATGAAGGTAATTTATTATTAGATGGAGAGAGCGTACCAAAACTAAAAGTAGTAGAATTAGAGGCACAAAAGGTAAAAGCTGATTTAGGTGAGTTCAAAGACCTTACAACAAATAATTTTACAGCTGTAAATGCTAAAATTGATAATTTAAATGTCGGAGATTTAAGTGCAGTTAATGCAACTATAAAAAACTTACAATCAGATTTAGCACATATAGGAGTATTAATTGGCAATAGTGCAACTATAAAAGATATACAAAACTTGTTATTAACATCTAAAAATACAACTATTGAGAATGCTCTAATAAAGGACGCTATGATTGATACTGTAAGTGCAAACAAAATTAATACTGGAACAATTAATACTAATAATGTAAGTATTCAGAGTGATGATGGCTCAATGTTATTGCAAGGTAATCTTCAACAATTTAAAGACAAGGCAGGCAATGTACGTATTCAAATAGGAAAAGATGCCAAAGGAGATTTTACATTTACATTATATGGAGCAGACGGAAAAGGTCAACTTATTAATCAAAATGGCATTCAGTCAAGTGATGCTATAAAAGATGGACTAATAGTAAATGCTAAAGTAGCAGACAATGCCAATATTAGTGCAGGTAAACTTGATATAGCAAGTTTATTCAGTACTATGAATGAGAGCGGCTATACTCTTAAATCTAGTAAAATAAAATTTGATGATAAAAATCAAACTTTAGATGTATTATTTAACAGCCTATCTACTAAGGTAGATACTGCCAATGGAGATATGAGTAAATTACAAACACAAGTAACTACTAATACAACTAATATAGGAGTAGCTAATGGAAAAATAGAAACATTAATAGCTGATACTACTATTGAGGAAGATGGTACAACTACTACTCTAAAAAATGCCTTCAATAGTGTAAAAGATACAGTAGATAAACATGAGCAAACTATTAGTTCAATGGGTTCAACTCTTAATAGTGTTTCCATTGAATATTATGTATCAACTAGTGCAGTTGCACTACAAGGGGGTAGTTGGTCAACAACAACTCCACAATGGCAAGAAGGAAAATATATTTGGCAACGTATCAACTATGGTAAGGTAAATGGAACAACAACATATAGCACTCCAGTCTGTATTCAAGGTGCTAAAGGTGAAGATGGTACGGGAGTAAATATACTAGACAAATATTCTTCATTAGAAGCATTAAAACAAGCTCATCCAACAGGAAATCCTGGAGATTGTTATACTGTTAATGGTACTTTATATACTTGGTCAACTAGTAAAAATGACTGGGTAGATTGTGGTAATATTAAAGGTGAAAAAGGTGACCAAGGTATTCAAGGTATACAAGGGCCACAAGGTGAGCAAGGTCCTCAAGGTCCACAAGGAGAACAAGGTGGAAAAGGAGACCCTGGTAACCCAGGTGAAAAAGGTCAATCTTTAGTAAATAGTACACCTCAATGGTATAAATCAACTAGTAGTACAACGCAAACTGGAGGAGAATGGACAGGAACAATGCCAGTTGCTGAGAAGGGATATTGGTATTGGCTAAGATTTAAATTAGACTTTGAAAATCCAACAGAGACTAAATATACTGCACCTACTATGGAGCAAGTATATACGAAAACAACATCACTTGAGCAGTCGTTAGATGGATTTAAACAAACTGTAAGTAATACTTATGCAACTAATGATGATTTAGGAACTATTCGAAATGATGTATCTAGAGTAGAACAAACTGCGAATAAAATTGGATGGTTTATAAGCGGATCCAGTTCAAGTTCAATGACATTAACAGATGAGGCATTAACTGTTATAGCTAAGCAGTTAAAAGTAAGTGGAGATATGATAGTTGATGGGGCTATTGATGGTAAAACTATTACAGGAGCAACTATTATAGGTAGTACTTTTAGGAATCAAGGTAATACTTTTAGTGTAGATAGTGAAGGAAATATTGTTGGAGCACAAATAAAAGGTAGTGAAGTTGTAGGAGATAGTTTCTCAGTTGAAGGTGAATTAACTGCTGATACAATCACCGCCAATAAAATAAATAATGCACAATATCCAAGCACACTGGATGACGATATACAAATTGAAATAGACCCTTCATCAGGTAGTGATGATGTTGAATTAACAGAAGGTGCAGTATATAAAACAATGGGAGGAGTAATAGATGCCTTACCTAAATTTCTTAATGGTAAACGAATAAATATATGGATGCGTGGGGATATAACCGAAAATGCTGACTTCCAAAATTATACTAGTGGACAAATAAGACTTTATTTAGATGGGCACACATTATACGGATACATTAGAAACTATATGAGTAGTGCCAAATTATGGGTATATGGTGGCTGGCCAGGTACCGAAGAAGGACAAATCGGTGTTGTCCACCCCGACACAGGTTGTGCAGTAGCTGGTAGAACTGGTAGTATTATATCGCAGGAAAGTAGTTCACTCAATACATACAGCGTTAAAGTTTATGGTAGTGATAATAAACACAGTGATGGGCAAAGTAATATTGTAGGTTATATCGGGGATGCCTTTGCCTCAATGTATATTAAAAATACTACATTAGTTAACTGTGAAATAGGGTACAGAGGTAGTGCCTGTGCAAGAATACACGATGCGAGTTCCGCCGGTGTATGTAGTGAATACGGATTTCAAACTACTAGTGGTGCATTTATAACAATAGCCAATGCAGCTCACTGCGGTGGTTTAACTGCAAATACCGCTCAAACATTACCAGGACAAATTATACAACACGCAAAAGCAACATTTGCTGGAGGTAATCAAACTACAGACCCAGACAAAGCCCCTACTACATCAACTACAAAAGTAATTACTATAAAATCTAATAGTGGGGACACTTATAGAAGTTCTGTATATAATAACTGGAAACAAGATAATACTGCAAGACAAGGTGATTATGGCTACGGAGATTGTAATGGATGTTGGTTCTTTGGTACTCAATTCAATCGATTCAAAGAAAAAAATATCACTAAGATTGAACTTACTATTAAGAGAATATCTGGTGGTGTTCATGCAGCAGTACCTATAGTAGTTAAGACTCATAACTATGCAAGTAGACCAAGTGGGAAACCTTCATACGGTTCAAGTTGTGGAAGTGTTAGTATAGCAGTTGGTAATAGTGGAAAGTTAACTATAACTAATAGTACTATACTTAATGCACTTTCAGGTGGTACTATAAAAGGATTCGGTATTCAATCAGCTTATAATGCTAGTAGTTATGCAGTATGTAGCGGTAGTGTGACAATGAAAGTAACTTATAAAGAATAGGAGGTGATTGAATGGATGCAATAAATATAATAACTGAAATATATAAACAAGAATTGGCACAAGCTAATCATCAAAAAGTACTATTTCAGGCACAATGTGAAATATATAAGCAACAAATAGATAAACTTAAAAAAGAAAATGAAGAATTAAAATCCACAGATAAAATAGATAAATAAGCAGAGAATTAAAATTAAATTTTTAGTTCTCTTTTTTATTTTGAAAGGAAGGTGTTTGAAATGGCTAATAATGATTACATCACAACCGATTGTAAGTTGACAGTTTCAAAGAATACAGCCAAATTAGATGAAGAAATATTTCTATATAAGAATGATAGAAATATTAAATTGTTAATAGAAATTGTAGATAATAAATACAGATATAAGTCAGATGATTTAAGTAACTTACTAGTGAAATATAAAGCATCCTATGCACAAGTTAAGTGGTATAAAAATGCAGAGGTGAAAAAGGAATTCCCAATACAAGCTACTGACGATGGTAAAGTTGTATTTGTAATAGAGGGACAATTAATAGATGAAGATACTGAATTAGGAGATTATGATTTACAACTAAGACTTCTTAATGAAAGTCAAGAAAGTATAAGATCACTTCCAATAATAAAAGGTGCAGTACATATTCTAAAACCATTGTTTGAAGAAGGTGACATAGCAACAGTTAACAGTGCTGTAGCAGATGTATCTATGCTTAGTTTAGATGGAGATGCAATTGATACTTATAATAGTGACGGAACTTACAATCAAACTAATTGGGGAAATGGAGATGTAATCTCTAGTGCAAAATTAAATAAACTTGAAAAAGTAGCAAAAGACAATGTAGACAAAGTAAATAAAATGCCTGCTAAATCTATAGTAGAAGGTGGGAAAATATACCTAGCAAAAGAGGATGGAACAAAATTAGATAGTGGTACTGAATTACCTGCAGGTGGAACTGGCACATCTTATGATGATACCGAAATAAAAACTGATATAAATACTATTAAAACTGATTTAGGTACTGCACAACTAACTACAACTGCTAAAGATGTTAAAGGTGCAGTAAATGAAGTTGCTGCACAATGTAAAGATATTGCGAGCAAAGTTGAGAATGCAAATATAGGTAATAATAATTTGCCAAGTATATTTTTTACTGGCGATACTAGTGGTATGTCTAAAGAGGTTAAAAAAATTTTACAGATTAATTATAGAAGTCAAAATATTAATTTTGATGGATATGTAACATTAAAATGGCAAGGCAGTTCATCTTTAAAGTATGATAAGAAAAATTATACTATGAATATTTTCGAAGATTTAGCATGTGCAAATAAAAAGAAAATTGATTTTAGATGGGGAAAACAAAGCAAATATTGTTTAAAGGCAAATTATATTGATATGTCAACACATGCTAAAAACATAGTAAGTGCAAATCTATGGTCAGAGATTGTAAAAAGTAGAAAAGATTATAATTCTTTACCACAAGAACTGAGAGAAAGTCCTAATAATGGTGCTATAGATGGTTTTCCTGTTAATGTATATATAAACGATGAATATCACGGAGTATATACACTAAACATACCTAAAGATGGATGGATGTTTAATATGGACAAAAACAATTCAAATCATTGTGTAATTTGTGCTGATACTCAAAATGGTGCAGCTTCATTTAGAGCGACTATATCGAATTTTAACGATGCATGGGGATTAGAGTTTCCAGATAAAGAAAATCCTATGTTAGTTACTTCATTTAATAATTTGATTAAGTGCATAAAAGATACAGATAACGCTACATTTAAATCTACTATAAGAAATTATTTAGATGTTCAATCTGCGATAGATTATTATATTTTTACGTATTTAAACTGTAATACAGATGGATTAGGAAAAAATCTTATAATGTGTACATATGATGGAGTTATATGGAGATGCAGTGCATACGATATGGATTCTATTTGGGGTGCTAATACAGGTGGCGCACAAGTATATCTATATAATAGAAAATGCCCAGAAGAATATGAATGTGATGATTCTTTATTATTTGCCAGATTAGAAGAATGTTTTGCCACAGAAATGGTTACTAGATATAATGAATTAAGAAAAAGTATTCTTTCCTTTGGAAATGTCGTTGCTAAATTAGATGATTTTATGAAATTAGTAAAAACAGAAAATTATGAAAGAGATTGTAAAAAATGGGGTAAGACTTATTCAAACCCATTTGATACCCTTTGCACATTTATTTCTAAAAGAAATGGTTATGTTGATGGTGAAATGGCTAATTTAATTCCAATACCAATTACAGCAATAGAATTAGATAATACAAGTCTTATAGTTCCTTATAATGGAGAAGCTAGATTGACTGCTACATTAACTCCATCAAATTCGAATGGTACTATCACTTGGAGTTGCAATAATGAGAATGTAACTATCGCACCAAATGGATTAACTTGCATTGTAAGTGGCAAAACAATAGGTACTTCTGTTATTACAGCAACAAGTGCAGAGGATAGTTCTATAAAGGCAACTTGTAATATAAGTGTGGAAAATGTCGTAGTAAATATAGAAGATATTAAAATAAGTGGTAACAATACCGTAGGAACAGGTAAAAATATTACATTAACTGCTACAATAACTCCTTCGAATGCTACTAATAAGAATGTTAATTGGAATGCAGATAATAATAATGTAACTATCACACCGAATGGATTAACTTGTACTGTTAAAGGTGTTACAGTAGGAAATACAATAATAACAGTTACTACTAAAGATGGTTCAAAATCTGCTACATTCAATATAACTGTAAAAGAAGCTATTGCTGATGGGGATTTATATACATTGAGAAATAATAAGGAAAATATTACAACAGATGTAAAATTAATTGAAACTAAGAAAGATTTTACTGTTATATTAAAAACTGTAGCACCTACTGATATGTGGAATATCTATTGTATACAATGCCAGGAAGATGGTACAGAGGCCGCTTTAACATATGGGTTTATAGTTAGATATTATAAAAATAAATTAGAACTTGCTAATACTAAATCTGTTACAATAAACTCGTCTCCTATAGCAGGTGAAACCTATAGAATAGCGGTTAGAAAAAATATTGCCGATAATACATGGGTTGCTATAGATAGTGAAGGAAATAAGTATAACTATCCAAATATGGAAAAATTTAATTCAACTGCAGACCATGTAGTAAACATATCTTCTAAGGTAACTGATTGCGATATATATTCTACAGCATTAAGTGATGCACAAATATTAGCCAAAATGCAAGAATATTAAAATGATATAATTATAATTATGTGTTACTATTATACTTAAAAGGGGGATAACATGATTAAGTTAAGTATAATAGTAACAATATATAATATAGAAAATTATATAGAAAAATGCTTAGAAAGTTTGACAAAAAATAATATAGAAACCATAGAAATTATTTGTGTGGATGATGGCTCTACTGATAGGAGTAAAAACATATTAAAAAAATATAAAGCCAGAGATAAAAGGATTAAGATTTTAGAAAAACAAAATGGTGGAATATCTTCGGCTAGAAATAAAGGGATAGAGTATGCTAAAGGGGAATACATATGTTTTATTGATGGGGATGATTATGTAGATGAACTAATGTTTGAGAATATAATTAATATATTAAATACAAATAAAGTAGATACTTTATTTATGGGATATTATAGAGTTGATTGGAGTAATAATATAAAATCCATATATCCTAAAATGAATAAAACTTTTCTTAATGAAAATGAGATAAAAAATATATTAATACCCTCTATACTAGGTCTTTCATTAGACGATGTATATAATTGGTTTGATACAGGAGTTTTGAATTCTAATAAAGAATTTCCTTCTGTTTGGCGATATGTATATAGTTCAAAAATAATTAAAAAATACAATATTTTATTTAATGAAAATTTAATTACAGGTGAGGATATAATTTTTAACTGGGAATACTTGCATCACACAACAAATGTACAAGTTATAAATGAATGTTTTTATTATTATATGTGGAGGCAAAATTCTTTATCTCAAAGCTATGACAAAAAATATAGATTTTATGAAAGTAAAACTAAATTAATTGAAGCTAGAAATAATTTAAATAAAAAGTTAAAACTTAAAGATAATAAAGAATATTCATCATATTATAATGGCTCTATTGTGTTGTCAAGTATACAAATGGCTTTAATATTATCTAATTCTAAAATAGCTGAGATAAAAGAGTTTTATAAATTATTTAAAAAATATGTTTCTATGAATATAAATTTAGCTGCATATAAAAATTTAAAACTAAATAATACACCTATTAAATATAAAATACCACTATATTTATGTAAAAGTAGAAAATATATATTATTATTTACAAGTTGTTACTTCGTAAATAAAATGAAAGTTAATATAGGAAATATTACAGATTAGATTAATTTCTAGTCTTTTTTATACCCAGTTAGTTCGCAATTTAAAAATATTGTGAACTACACAATTTGAATCAATTGCGTAAGAAATATGTTTATAAAAATGAAGTCATGTTAATACTTTGTAATAAAAAGGAGTGTTGGCATGGCTTTATTATATATAGCGTTAGTATTATGTTTAATAGGCATATTAATAGGTATTCTGTCTATAATAGGGATAATTGTACTTTATAAATCAATATAGAAAGTTAAAGGACTTAATTAATTTTAGGTCCTTTTTTAATACAAAAAAGGGGTGATATTATGGATTTTCATTGCTGGAATGAAGAAGGATGTACAGTAGAATTAGATGAAAGAGAGAAACAAGCATATATAGATTATGTTCAAAAGAAAAATCCGGGGCAACAAATTAAAAGCCTGGTTGTAAAATTGGATGGTGATTATGTTGATTTGAAATATGAAGTAGTTCCAATTCCATTTGAGCGTATAAGACGTATAACTGGCTATCTTTCAGAAGTGAAACAATTTAATGATGCCAAACAAGATGAATTAAAAGATAGAGTCAAACATTGCTAGAATAGAGGTGTTGTCTATGAGTACAGAAATAATTGTTGCAATACTAGCATTTGTTGGAACCCTAGCAGGTTCTTACTTTAGCAATAACAAGACAACTGCAGTAATACAAGAACAGATAAAAAATATAAAAGAAGATATATCTATTCTGAGTAATAGAGTGGATAAGCATAATAATCTTATAAGTAGAATGAGCGTTGTTGAAGAAAAAATAAAGGAATTAGAAAATAAAGGAGAGAGATAAATGTTAGATTTAAGTGTTATAAGTAATTATTTAGTAGTTGCAGTAATATTAGTATGTTGTTGTATTGGATATGTAATAAAAACAAGTTTAGATTTTATACCTAATAAATATATACCATTAATCATGGCCTGCATAGGAGTGGTTTTAAACTACTTTATAGCAGGCTATTTTAATGTAAATGTATTACTAGGAGGAATGTTGAGCGGTTTAAGTTCTGTAGGACTTCATCAAGCTTTTAAAAATTTAATTGAAAATAAAGAAGGTGATAAATAATGAAAACTCAAGGTGGTTTCACATTATTGGAAAATGAAAAAGATGTAAAAAATTGGCTTAATAAACAAAAGGTAACTAGAACAATAACAAAACTACAAGTACATCATATGGACTTACCTAACTACAGTACTTGGGAAAAGACAGATAAAAAAGTATTTGCAGAACCACATTTTGGCAGAACTCAATCATTAGATAGTTATGGAAAATCTACATGGCATGATAGTGACGGGCATGGACATTTTATAGCTCAGCACTTCAATGTATTTCCAGACGGCAAAATCACTACAGGAAGAAATCTTAATTCTACTCCAATAGGAATTAGAAAATGGAACACAAATGCTATATGTATAGAAATATATGGTTGTTTTGATAAAGGCCACGATAAAATGACATCTGCACAAAAGAAGGCAGTAATATATCTTTATGGTGAGTTGTGTAAGAGATTTGATATCCCAGTTAACACTTCTCATATAAGACCGCATTGTTGGTTTACTGCTGGAGGAACTTATTTAGGCAAATATAATCCTTCAAGAAGTGCTAAAACTTGTCCAGGTACTGCATTCTGGGGATATGGATGTTCTCCAGATGGCTTCAGTCACTTCATTAAAGATGTAAAAAACTATGTAGATGGTAAAAAAGCAGAACCTAAGAAGGAAGAAACCAAGGCAACTACAAAGAAATTCCAAATACAAACTTTAGATAAATTAAATGTTCGTAAAGTGGCAGATTGGAATGCTTCAGCAGTTACTACAGTCAAGAAAGGGCAAATATTGGATGTGGTTGCTGAAGTATCACCTAAGAATGGATCTACAAAAATGTATAAACTTGAAAGTGGACTTTATATAACTGCATCTGAAAAATATGTAAAGAAAGTATAATAAAAAGGCTGGTAGGGATTATTTTCCTTACCAGCTTTATTTTTATTTAAGGATTTCTTCATCATCTTTGTCATTGTATTGTTGTGATTGGTTATTATCTTGTTGTGTTTGTGTATTACGTTCTATAATTTTTTCGTTTATACTGTCAGAATCTCCAAATTGTCCTTTTCTTCCATTATATTCTTCTTCTGTTACTGGGTGCCCATTGTAATAATATTCAGTATTGCCATCTTCAGTATATTTGATAAATTCCTGTTTATCATCATTAATCCATGCATCTTCATCACTTTCATCATCTTTATTAAAATCACATATGCAATCATCAATAGGGTGTTTACAGTTATCACATATTGAATTTTTTCTATCATCCATTGAACTATGTTTAGGACCTACATATTCACCATTTTCATCATAATAGTCATCTTCCTCTTTGGTTGTTGTTTTCTTTTTCTTTTGTTGAACTTTCTTAGTTGTATTATTTTTTTCTGTATTAGAATTAGTTTTTTCGGTTTGCTCTTTATTATTTGTACTTTCTTTATTAGTATCTACTTTATCCTTATTTGTATTTGTGTTTTTCTTTTCTATTTGTTGTTCTTGCTTAACATTATTTGTAGTATCGTCTTTCTTATTTATATTATCACTACAACCTACCATACCTACTAATAATACCCCTGATGTTAAAATACTTATTAATTTTTTATTCATAAATAACATCCCCTTTATTTATCTTTTTTTAAATTTCTTATATTCTGATTTTGTTAAATTGTACGTACTATTACAATGAGTGCATTGTATTACTGCCCCACCAATCATTGCTGCAATAATCCCAATTACTAGGAAAATAGTTCCTAATATAAATGCAAGTGGTGCACCTATCCAGCCTATAATTGGTATCCAAAGTAAACAACCTCCTGCTAACCACAATATAGCCCCTGCACTAAAGAATATACTTGATGCAGATTTTATAGTTGCTTGTTTACCACACTTAGGACATTCAATATAAGATTTATTTTTTACTTCATTCATGTTAACATCCCCTTAATAATTTATATTTTAGAATTCTATTTGATTATACAATTTCCTCTTTGTTATTCATATCCATTCTCTCGTGCAAACTTATGAAATTTATCATACGATACTTCAAACACTTTTTTCTCATGCGATATTTCAAACACTTTTTTCTCTTTTCTTAGTTTTTTAGATTTTTTATATTTATCCCTTAAAAGTTCCATAAAATCGTATTTTGAAAATGGAATACCTATAAAATACTTAAATCCTTTATTGTATTTATTCCTCATATGAGCTATTATTGTATTTTCTCCAATTTGGAAAAATAAATCGACATTTGAAGGGATATGAAGGTTACCAAACTTATAAGCCCATTTCCACTCATATAGTCTTTCATATGGATTTTTAGGATATTTAGTTATATCTCCTATCGATTTATCCATAACATTAAATACCCAAACTAAATTATTATTTTTACCATAAAACATACTTCTTTTACGAAAATCTTGACATTTTAATGGTGATTTTTGAAATTCTATAACTAAATTCCCTACTTTTATATCAGCCCTATGCTTTTCCCCATCTTCAGCTAAAACAACCTCTCTAAATTGTTCAGGAAATTGTTCCTGCCAACGTTTATGCCATTCACTCATTTCATACCAATCATCACAATGAACTTTTGTTTTATGAGCAAAATGCCATTGATTTACTAAGCCTTTCTTCAGTATTAATTTCCCATGACAGCAGGGGCAATAATAGTCATTTCCTTCAATAGCATCATTTATATTAACTCTATTTCGAAAATTATCATGAGCATAAAACATTTACTTATCATCCTCCCCATAGACTACTCAAAAGAGTAGCCTACTTTAATTTTATAAATATTTTTCTATTATAGGTAAAATATCTTTTTCTTTTAAAAACTCATATAAAAATAATCTTCCCTTTTGAGTCCATTTAGTAATAATACTCACATCATCTCTTCCGTCTTTATGTTTATAATTTACTGTTTCAGAATGAGTATATCCCTTATTTTGATATTTTTTATATAAAAACCATTGATTACCTAATCTATATTGTATTTTAAAATCACAAAGTAATTTATTGAACTCTTGAGCAGACATTCCATAATCTTTTGCTATTGATGTTACTTTGATTAATCCTTTATTTTGTAAAATTATATCTGTATAATGTGCTTTAGGTTTTAATACTTTTATTTCATCTTGTAGTGGTTCAGTTACTACTTTTTCAAAATCTTTGATTGCTATGGCTTGTTCTATATCTGTTTTTGAATTGATTATATTTAATATTGCTTGGTCGTGGTTTGTTAATTGTGGTTTTGGATTAAAATAACTTTCTTCTAATGTATCGAACATTTCCCACGCTTTATCAGTTCCTAACATTTTACAATGTCTTGATGCACCTCTCTTAGTCCAAAGATATAGTGTTCTAGTTTTAGGTGATATTTGTAAGTAAGGATTACTTACTCGCAAATTTTTAAGTTCTTCACCTTGAAGTTTATAATAATGTTTACCTTCTATAAATTTATCTTTATTACTGTTGAGATTTACTTTTATGTTACTTTCGTCGCATTCATAAACTTCTGCTAACATTTTAGTAGTTATAACAACTTCCTCATTGTAATTTATAGGTTTTAATTCATTCATAACTCATCTCTCCCTTTTTATATATTGAATATATTTTTTATCACAAAACCTATATTATAACTATTTGTATTTTTATCAGATACTCTTATAAATCTATAACCTAATTTTTTTTCTATCTCTTGTTGTCTACCTTCATGTGCTTCGTAAGAATAATTTTTATGGTCATTCTCGTCATATTCAATAGCTACCTTTAAGCTAGGTATATAATAGTCTATGCGATAGGATAATATACTAAATTGTCTTATACCTTTTATATTAAAAGGTTCTAAAGCCTCTTCTAATTGGTTTATAAATTCTATTTCTTTTCTACTAGATAATATAAAAATATTTTCTTCATCTATATGGAAATAGTCCTTTATTTCACTCAATCCTTTTTTATTTGTTAACGTATTAAAATGTTGCAAACTCCCTAATTTAGTCCATAAATATAATGTGGATACATATTTAAGACTTTTGTCATTTTGATGACACCCTTTGAAGGCTTGCAATTGCTTACCTTTTAGTTCATAATAATGTTTTCCTTCTTCAAACTTGTCTTTATTTCTATTAAAATTGTTACTTATTATTTTATTGTCACATCCATACACATTTGCTAATACTTTAGTAGTTATAACTACCTCTTCATTAAATTTTACTGGTATTAAATCTTTCATACTCTAATCCTCCTCTTGATTTTTATCTTTAGAGAATTTATAATATGATAGAGAAGTTTTTATAAGTTCTCTATGTGTAAAGATATCCTGTTACTTTGGACGGTAGGGGATATCTTTTTTATTTGTCTTTATCGCTATTTAGATATTCATGTATAGCCTTTTCTAAAACTTCCTGAATAGATGTATTTTCTTGCAAAACTTTAATTTTTAATTTAGTTCTAGTGTTTTCATCTACTCTAACCATTATTTGTTTTTGGTCATTCCTTTTCATTTAATTACTCCTTTCTCTCTATCTAATTATATGTTAGCATGGTAACTTGCTAATATCAACTATATTTTAAAAAATATTCCAATAATCGTTCGACAAAAAAAGACTAGGAAATTTAATCCCTAGCCTTTCCTTTATTAGCAACTATAATATTTATTTTCTATATTATTGTATCTCTTTAGAAGAATATCATTTTCTCCCCAAAATCTTGCTTCTACTTGGTCAATATCAACTTTTTCTTTACAAATTTCTCTAAATAGATTAATTGCACTTACATAATCAGTCCAACCACTATATAGTTCTAAACCTTCATTATTTATCCAACTAACTTGAAAATTATTCATTTATTTGCCCTCCATGTCTTTTAATATTATATTTATAAGTTCTTCCTTGGTAAACTCATCTTCTGGATAATATCCTCTTGCATCATAGAAGTATTCTTTTAACATTTCCATGCTAGTTTTTTCTAACATTTCTTTCATTTTCATATCCCCCTTTTTCTTTTATAGTAATATATATGCAGTGATTAAATAAAAATTGCATAAATTTATATAAATTTTAAATAATTTTTTATTAATTTTATGTAACACTTATGTAAAAATTACATATATTTATACAAAGAAAATAAATAGAGGATTTTAATAAAAAATAAATAATATAATTATTATACATTTTTTAGGTAATAATTGAATAAAAATTAGTGAGGTGAGATTATGGCAAAAGAAAAACCAACTATAATCAATATTTCATTTAAAAAGAATACACTTGATGACGCCATGCTTTTAGATTGGCTCCAACGTAAATTTGAAGTGTATGGCAAAAGCAACTATATAAAACAAGTTCTTAGAAAAGAAATGCTAAAAGAAATAAATAAAGAAGAGTAAACAAAAGAAAAGCCGAGAACGGATATCTCAGGCTTTTTTATTATGTTAAAATAGAATTTTTTCTATTATATCTAGAGCAATAGCACACCCAAACCAAAATATAGCTTCACTCATTATAATTCACCTACTTGCGGTTTTGTGTAATCTTATTATTTACAATTTAAGGAGGTTTATGTATGGAAACTTATACTATAAGTGAATTTTTACACAAAGATAAATATGATCTAAATGCCATAGATAAATTTATAGGAAATTTAAAGAAGAATAAAAAAGAGTATGCTAGATTAGTATTTTTATTGGCTATTTCTATTCCAAAACCTATATTCGCTCAAAATAATGATATGGGATTAGGAGATGTAGCCTATGAAATAATTCACATGGTCCTTGTATTCGCTAAATATGGATGCCTAGGCAAAGGTATACTATGTATGACAAATGAAATGTTAGCAGGAGCTAATTTAAAACAGGCATTTGGAGAAGGAATACAATATTTTGTTTTTTATATTGTATTAAACATTTATCCAAGATTATTTAGTATGGTTAAATTTTAAGGAGGTATTTATATGGATAAATTAAATGCTTTTTTAGGCAAATTTACAGTTGAGTGCTTAGAAACTTTAAGTATCGTTTGCTATGATTGGCTAGTAGTAGCCGGATTGATAGCTTTAGTTTTATATATATTTGGTTGGGAAAAAGGAAAGAGAGTAGGATTAATGTGTCCTGCTATATATATCATAATCAACATATTAAGTAAGGTGTTATGCCATGCTTAATATAATTCCTAGTAAACCTAAAAGTATGAAATTAAGTGATTATTACGAATATAGAAAATGCGAATATTCAATTATCAGATTAGTTCCTACAAAGAGCAACAAAAATAATAATACTGAACAAATAGCATCTCTAATTAATAAAATGTTTAAGCAGTCTAATAAATATATAAATCAAGCTAGTAAAAAGTTAATTATCGTTCAAAAGCCCAAAGTATCCTTTTATATTCATATTACAAAAGGAAAGGTCCAATTTTATTTTATAATTCCTAAATCATATCTAAATCAATTTAAAATAAAATTTCAAGAGGTTTGGAAAAATATAGAGATTGAAGAAGTGGATAATATTCCAATGGATATTAATAGCTGCAGTAAATTTGATTTGCATTATAAATATGATGAGTCATTATCTCTTGCGGTTGATAAAAGAAATAATGACTTACTCAATAGCAACATGACGATTACATCTATATTGGAAGAAAATGAAATGGTGGGAATATTATATAATTTTATACCGACTAGCGAAAAAGAATCCAACTATTTTAGATCTAATACCTATCCAAGAGCAATTCAAAGATACAAAAATGGAGAAAATCTAAAAAAGTCAAAAAATATTAAAGATTTATCTGTAATAGCATTAAAAAATTTTATCTCACTCATAAACGACCTCTTAAATTGTATTTTAAACGTACCACAAAATAATCAGCTTATACTTAATCCTTTACAATGTGAAATCTCTCATAGCACTAAAAGAAAGGGTAAGAAGGCAATTTGTAAAAATCAGAGTATAATTTTAACCAAATCTAGTGAGAAATCAAGAGAAATTGAACTTTCTAACGCCTTTTCTAATACTTTCAAGATAATTTCAGATGATAATGAGTTAATCATTAATGAAATTACTAAAAACATTGATATAAAAAAGACAATCATAAATCATGTGAATATTAATAAAACTACAATTGAAGAAAGCAGTAATTTTATAAGTATGCCTAGTCTAGAGGTTATAGATCAATTTAAGATGATTGAACATAATAAGTGCCTAGAGTTGAAAGCCCCTAAGTGTTTAGAAGATGGAGAAATAAGGATTGGAACTGTAAAGAATAAAGAAAATAAACAAGAGGTATATTACTCCATGGATGAGCAAATGAAAAGACTAGGAAGAGTATTACTTGGAAGTATGGGTAGTGGTAAATCTTATTATATGCAAAATATGGCAAGTGATATTATAAAAGCTGGTAGAGGATTAGTAGTAATAGATTATATAGATAAATGTCAGCTATCAGATAATATAAAGAAAATAACTTCAAAGGATAAATTAGTAGAAATTAATTTCAATGATCCTAAGCAAGTTCAATCATTTAACTTCAATGAGTTAATATTTAATGAAGATGATGACATATACTATAAGGTTAATATAGCTATGCAGAAAGCTGAACAAATGCAATTATTATTAGACAGTATAAATGATGACAATAGTAAACTTACACCAAGAATGCTTAGATATTTTTATGCAGCAGCTACAGTAGTTTATTATAAGAATGTAAATGCTAGTTTTAAAGACATTATTAATGTATTGAAATATCCAGATAAAAGATTAGAGTTAATAAAGAATGTACCAGATATTTTAATAGAAGAAATAGAAGATTTAAAGGATCTAGACAAAATAGATAGCAAAGGTAGAGTAGAGAATTATGATAGTAAGATAGATGGAATACTGGACCGTGTTAGCTGGTTAAAAACTAATTTATATACAAAACTAGCATTTAATAAAGAAGCTGATAATAATATTAATTTTGTAGAAGTTATGAAGCAGAATAAAGTAATTCTGATAAAAATACCTGAACAGTATTTTAAAAGCAGAATGATTAGAAATGTAATTGCCACATACTTTTTAAATAAAGTTTGGATTAGTAAACAGATAGATTGTAGTACACACACAGAATTATTCTTTGATGAATTACATCAATGTTATCATTGCCAACTGCTTATGCAAAACATATTGGTAGAATGTAGAAAATTTCAATTAACTCCCACTTTAGCTTTGCATTATTTAGACCAATTAACTCCTAAATGTAAAAATAGTGTATTGGCATCTGGGTCTAGTTATTTATTATTGCAAGGATGTGATGTAAAAGCATTTAAAGAATTATCTACTTACTTCGAGAAAGATGGATATAGCGAAATAGATTTAGCTGAATTAGATAGATATAATGCTTTATGCCTAATAAAGAATGAAGAACAAGGATATAGCTCGTTTATATGTAAGCTACCTAGTTAGGTAGCTTATTTTTATGTAAATTTGTATTAAAAAAGGAGCACATGCATAAGCACGCACTCCCCTATGGACACTGACCATATCATAAACCGTGTATTAAATATCTAAACAAGTTTAGAACGTTTCACTTATCAAATACACTTGATATAGTGTATGCAAATCACTGGTTAAAAATTGCATGTCCTTTAGTCTTTTAACATATTTTTAACATTTAATCTATTTTATTCTATTTATACTATATATTTCCTAACTGTTATGGTCATACGGATTATTGTTTGTCAGTATGACCATAACAGTAAAAAACTATATTGGTAATCTTAATTTTATATCAAGTTCAAATTTACCATTTCTAATTCCTTTTTCTTTATAGTATATAACCTCTTCTATTACTGATTTAAGTAATATATTTTTATCTAATATATTTTGTGTATTTTTATAACTATTAATTATTTTCTCAACCCTTGGAATTAGTTCGGAATAATTTAAATCTATTTTCATTTCTTTTTCTATTAATTCTTTTAGATTATTAATTGCAGTTTCATTTTTTTCTGTTTTAACTCTTAATACATTAGTTCTTTCTAAATAAGTATCAATATCATAGACACCTCTTTCAAGAAAATCGTGTAATTTATTTTTTTGTTTTTGAAGTTCTATAGTTTCCTTTTCTAAAAGAGATAAAGTATGCTTAAGATTACTTATTCTATCATTATTATTATCAGATATATCTTTTTTTAATATTTCATTTTGATATTCATTTAAAAACTGTTGCATATATCCCAAAATAGTATTTTCAACGCTTTCTAACTTTGACGATGAATTTTTATTACAATGGGCACACTTTAAGAATAATACTATATCGTTATTTTTATAGGTTGATTTAGATACAATCATAGTATGATTACAACAAGCACACTTGATTAATCCAGCAAGAGGATTGATCATTTTTTTATTTTGTGATACAGAGGGAACTTGATTACCTTCTAAAATATTTTGTGCCAAATTAAACATATCCTCACTTATAATAGCTTGATGTCTACCTTTTGCATAAATTATTTTATCTTTTGAATTGACAATAGATTTAGTACCTTTTCTCTTTACTTTATTCCAGCTAACATACCCACAATAAATGCTATTCTTTAAAATTCTTCTTATAGCTTGTTCTGAAAATGGTTTACCAGAATTAGTTTTAACGCCTATTGTATCTAAATATACTTTTATTTTATAAGAACCATAATTTGATATATATAAGGCAAATATTTCTTTCACTATTGCTGCTTTATCTTCATCGATTATAAGTAACCTTTTCCCTTCTCTGTCATACTCAAACTTGTATCCAAAAGGAGCATTAGAGGCAATAAATTTTCCCTCTTCAATAGATTTTATTCGACCTCTTTGCATACGTTTAGTAATCATTTTAAGTTCACGTCTAGCAAAGAATGACTTAAATTCAGTCATCTCTTCATCAAGTTCATTATTTAGATCATAAGTTTTATCTGGAGTAACAATTAAAGTGTTAGTTTCTTTAAAAGTATCCAAGATTAATCCTTGGTCCTGCATTCCTCCACGGCCTAAACGATCCAAATCCATACATAGCACAGCATCATACATATTATTTCTAACTTCTTCTAATAGCTTTAACATCTTAGGTCTAGATGCTATACTTCCTCCAGATACTATTTCTTCATGTACTTCAATGATATCTAGATGTTGTTTTTTAGCAACTTCTAATAGAGTGCTTCTATGCCTTGCTAGTGTATCAGTATTTTCTCTTTTTTCTAATTCTTCGTCTTGACGGCTTTTGCGCAAGTACATACATACTTTCATTATGCTATTTCTCCCCCAAATTCATATTTATAATTATTGTATTTATTTAGAAAATATTTAGCAACCTCCAGTTCATTAATCGATAGTGCTTTACTTAATTTTATTATTTCAATCAAAGTAACATTAACAAATTCATCACTTTCTATTTTTGAAATATAGGCTTGAGAAACTCCTATCATCTCAGCCAATTGCTTTTGAGTTACTTTTTTCTTTAGTCTTGTATTTCTAATTATATTCATATTATAAATCTCCTTAAATGTTTTAATAAATTGTCATAATTTTTCTATAAATATAACTACCAGTTATATTTATTGTCCTATAATATAAATAGAAATATATAAATTAAATGTTGAATGTAGAACATATATTCTATAAAATATAAGTATGGATATATAAATGGGGGGATTTGATTGGAGAAAGGAATTATAAAATTGGCAAAAGAGCTGTCTCAACTAAAGAAAAATGACCCAGAAGCGTATAAATTAATAATTGAATTAGTAAAAAAATTAAGACAAATAGGTTGATTAACTTATTTGTCTTTATCATTTAAACTTCTTATTAATTCTTTGATTATTTTCTTATCTTTATCATTTAGGTTTTCGATTTCTCTAGCTAACTCTATATATTCAGTCAATTCTTCAGAGTATCTATATACTCGTCCTAAATGTTGAATATTACTCCTACCAGTTAAATCATCCATACTAACATTAAAAATCGTAGCTAATTTATCGATAGTTTTATTCGTAGGAGTTCGATTACCATTTTCCCAGTTTGAAACAGTTTGTTTTGTAGCATCTACTAATTTAGCTAATTCAGTTTGACTTAATCCTAATTTTTCTCTTTCTCTTCTTATGTTATAGCCCAATAATTTATTTTCCATATATAACACTCCATACTTATAATATCAATATTCGCAACTAAATTATATTTAGAATATGCAAACATTAATAAATACATTGAAAATACCATGTGAATACATATTTAATTCATTTAAAAGTGTTTACAACTAAATTGTATTACATTTAAATTATAACTTAAAATCATATGAAATAAAATTCTTATTTATGAATACTTTTTATAAAAAAGTAAAAAATATTGTTGACATATAAAAAATATAATACTACTATTAAAGCATAAAGGTATTCAAATAATTGACAGGAGGTGATTAGATGAGTAAACAATACAAACTAAAAGAAATGAGAGATAAATATCATTATACTCAAGGGGATATAGCTATAAAGCTTGGCATTTCAACTAGGGCATATGCTAACAAAGAAAATGGTTCATCTGAATTCACATTATCAGAGGCTAAAAAAATAGCTACTATATTCAATGCTAACATATATGAAATTTTTTTCACAAATGAAGTCAACAAATTGAATACATTATTATTATCTACAAATATTGAAACATAGAATAGCTAATTATTAGCTATAGGACAAAATATTGACTTCATAAACATAATTAGGGGTGATTGTTATGAACCAATCTAACGATAGCTATATTACTGAATATGAAACTGATGTAGCAAAGATAAAAGTTAGGTTTAATGATACTAGTAATTTAACTAGAGAACAGGTTTTCAATAGAATAGCACAAGCAGCATTTAATTTATGCATTCATGAACATGAAAGAGAAATGAGGGTCAATAAAGATGAATAACTTATCTGAAGAAGAATTAGAATTTATTCGTAAGACAAAAGAAAAAGTTGAGAATATGAATTTATTCAAGCAATCAAACTGGACAGAAGAAGAAAAAGAATATTTGCTTAATTCAGATAAAAACTTTACTGAAATAGCAAAAGAATTAAATAAAAGCTCTTCATCAGTTAGATCAATGGCATCTCATATGGGAATAAAAAAACCTCATAGGCAATGGGAAAGTGAAAAGGTTGCGAATTTAATTAAGCACTATTCGGACCCGAATATCACTATCAGTCAAATATGTCAGCTATTAGGAGAGACAAAAGGAGCAGTAGATTATCAAGTTAGAAAATTAGGCCTTAAAAAAGCTACAAATTTAGGCTGGACGGCTGACCAAGAAGAATTATTAAGACAATTATATTGTGAAGAAAATGAGACAATAGAACTTATAGCTCAAAAATTGGGGAAAAATACACCGGCGGTAAATTCTAAGATTGCAAGAATGAAGCTAAAAAGAAACAAAAGAAAATAAACAGGAGGTGATAAACAAATGATAATCATTCCAGAAGCTTTACAAGTATATTGCATCTTAGTTAAGCATTTTGGATTTGATGACAGTTGGACTAGCTTTGAAAAATGGCAATATAAATACAAGAATTTATTCTAAGGGGGGAGTAATTTATGAGTGATTTATATAACAGTTATAAAGTTTTAAAAAATAATGAAGGACAAGCAGTACAAACAATACCTAGTTATGAAGTAGCTGAAATGATGGGAAGGGCACATAAAGAAGTATTAAAAATGTTAGAAGGACAGAAGTCAAGTGATGGAAGTACTAAACACGTTGGAATAATCCAAGTAATTTCTGAAAGTGGAGAATTGCACCTATCAGATTACTTCATAGAGAGTAGTTATAAGGTACCCGGAAACAATAGAACTTATAAATGTTATGAATGTACTAAAATGGGTTGTGATATATTAGCAAATAAGATGACTGGTGAAAAGGGGACAATATTTACTGCTAGATATGTTAAAAAATTTAATGAAATGATAGAAGACCCATACAAAGGCATATCAACTGAATTAAGAGCAATATTGATGCTAGACAAAAAGCAGCAAGAACTTGATAAAAGAGTAACTGGAATAGAAGATAAGATGACAGTAGATTATGAATTAGCTGAAAACCTAAGAAATGCAATAAGTACAAGAGCTGTATATTTACTAGGTGGAAAACATACAGATGCTTATAAGAAACTAAGTAAAAAGTTGTTTGCAGAATTTTACAAAGGATTAAAAACTTCATTTAAGGTTAACAGTTATAAAAATATTGCCCAAAAAAATTATGATGATGCACTTAAATATATAGAAAATTGGAAACCTAGTGAGATGTTAGTGTATGCCATACAAGGATTGAATGGTCAATTAAGTTTTGAATATTAAGGGGGGTTTAAAATGAATGATTTATTACAAGAAATTTGGAATGATATACAAGGCTATGAAGGATTATATCAAGTAAGCAATTTTGGTAGAGTTAAAAGCTTGCCTAAAAAACATGATATTTCTATGGGAAAAGGATACTACATTACAAAAGAACGTATTTTACAACCAGGCGAAGATAAAGACGGATATTTACAAGTTGGATTACGTAAGAACAAAAAAACAAAAATGAGAAAAATTCATAGATTGGTGGCAGAAACATTTATACCGAATCTAAACAATTTGCCACAGGTAAATCATAAAGATGAAAATAAACAAAACAATGATGTTATTAACTTAGAGTGGTGTAACAATTCTTATAATCAAAATTATGGAACTTGTGGACAAAAAAAATCTGAAAGTATGAAAGGGTTTAGACATACAGAAGAAACTAAAAGAAAAATGAGCGAAGCACGAAGAGGTGAAAAAAATTATTTTTATGGCAAGCACCATACAGAAGAAAGCAAAAATAAATTAAGTAAAGCAAACAAAGGACGTAAAACATCAGAAGAGACTAAAAAGAAATTAAGTGAAGTAACTAAAGGCAGTAAAAATCCAAGAGCTAAAAAAGTAAGATGCATTGAAACAGGGCAAGTATTTGATTATATAAGAGAAGCAAATGAATTTTTAGGTAAAAATAGATTAAGTTCTGATATAAGCAAATGTTGTAAAGGTAAATTAAAAACATGTGGGGGTTATCATTGGGAATATGTAGAGGAGGATATATAATATGAAAAAATATTTAGATTACATTAAACACTTAGAAAGTAAATGCGAATATTTTCAGCAACTAGCCCTAGCAGAAAGAGAAAAGAACATTAAATTAGAAGAAATCATTAAGAAAATTGAAGAAAAGATATACAACTTAGAGGATAAGGAGGATTAATATGAGTCAAGAATATCATTATGTTTACCTAATTGTTAATAAAATTGATTTAAAGCTTTATATTGGAAAGCACAGTACTAATGATTTAAATGATGGATATTTTGGTAGCGGCGCTGATTTAAAAAAACAAATTAGATTGTATGGTAAAGAAAATTTTGAAAAAATAATACTTGTTTATTGCAAAAATGAAAAAGAAGCATATCTAAAAGAAAGACAGTATTTATTGATAGCTAAGTCGTGGGACAACGGACAATTTTTAAATATTCATCAAGGAGGAATGAATAATCAATTAAAAGGAATACAGTCAATGCCTATAGACCCCAAGACAGGGAAAAGATATTCAAAGAAAACCGGAAAATTAACTGGTAGACCTACGTTCAGAGAGTATCCTAAAGACTGGAAAGAAAAATATAAGTTGTATAAAGAAGGAACTTTAAAAGCCAAACAAATTCAAGAGCTCTATGAGTGGCCTAAGAGTACTTTCTATTATATGATTAAGCAATATGAATCTAAGGAGGATAAATAAATGAATTGGATATTAGATGAAGTCAGAGAAAGTATTAAAAATAAGATTACAGTATGTGAGAGTTTCATGGAACTATGTGATGAACAAATTAAAAATTATAAAAATAGATATGAAACTAATAGAGTAGGAGAAGCAGCAAACCATGAATACTGGAGAGCATGCAAAATAAGAACAGCATACGAAATCAAGGATTTAAAAGAAATACTACAAGAAATAGATGTAATGATGCAAGAAGAAATTAAACAACTTGATGAAGCAGATGAAGATGAAAGAGAAAATAGAGCAGATGCTTACATGGGAATATAAAAATAGAACCTACGGCAATAGGTCCTATCTTTAGAAAAAGATAAAGCAATTTAAAAATTACTTTTCTTTATTATATTACAAAAGAGGTGTTTTGTAAATGAATGAAGTTTGGAAAGACATAGAAGGGTATGAAGGAAAATACCAAGTTAGTAATTTAGGTAGAGTAAGAGGTTTAGATAGAAAGAATAGCATGGGTAAAACTGTAAAAGGAAGAATATTAAAGCCTAGAAAAACACATGCTGGATATTTAAGAGCACATTTATGTAGAGATGATAGATATATTCATAGATTAGTAGCAGAAGCGTTTATACCTAATCCAAATAATTTACCACAAATAAACCATAAAGATGAAGATAAAGCTAATAATAGTGTAGATAATTTAGAATGGTGTACTTGTGAATACAATTTATCTTACGGAAGCAGAGAAGATTATAAGAAACGTTTTTGCAAAGAATACAATGTCAAAATGAAAGGTAAAAAAGTTATATGTTTAAATACTAGCGAAGAATTTATATCTATAAGAGAAGCTGCAAGAGTTTATAAAATCCATAATGCAGATATATCTAAGGCATGCAGGGGCATACGTAAAACAGCTGGTGAACATCCAATAACAGGTGAAAAGTTAATGTGGATGTATGCTGAGGAGGTTATTTCAAATGCATAGAATAACAAATAATTTTTATAGTTTAGAACCTACATTTGAAACTAGGTTGTTGTTTGCACAATTATTAAGCCCTTACGATACATATTCAGATTCAAAATTTGGATATCTCGATGCCTCAAAGGAACTGCTAGAGAGTTATAAACCAATCGATGAACTAGAGGCTTACATTGACAAATATGAAGCTACAGACGGTAATAACACTGAATATGACAAAGCCTATATATTGGCATATAGGGACTTTATAAAACAAGAGAAGACTAAGGAGTGTGAAACTAATGAATCTATATGAAAAGTTATCGGCAATACAAAGTAAATTAAAAGCACCTAAAAATCAATATAACAACTTTGGGAAATACAACTACAGAAGTTGTGAAGATATATTAGAAGGATTAAAACCTTTATTACTGGAGTATAAAGCTACAGTTACTTTATCAGATGAAATAAAACAGATAGGCGATAGATATTATTTAGAAGCTACGGCAACTTTTGTAGATACTGAAAAAGGAGAAAAGATAGAAGTTAAGGCATTAGCTAGAGAAGACGAAACAAAAAAAGGAATGGATTTAGCACAGGTTACGGGGTCAGTCAGTTCATATGCTAGAAAATATGCTTTAAACGGGCTATTTGCAATAGATGATACAAAAGATAGTGATGCTACTAATAAACACGATAAGGACAAGCCTAGTCAGTTAGATACACCAGATAGATGGACCAACAAGTTATCAGAAAAACAAATAAGTAGATTATATGCAATAGCTTATAGCAAAGGAATAGATAAAGATACAGTTAAGAAACATGTATTCAAAAAATTTACTAAAGATGTAGTTAATATGACTAAAGACGAGTATGATTTCATGTGTTCTGGATATGAAAATATGCAAGTTGCAAACTAGGAGGGATGACCTATCGCAAGTAGAAGAATGTTCTCTTTAAGAGTTATAAATACGGCTAGATTTTTAAAAATGCCAACAAGCACACAATGTTTATATTTTCATTTAGGGTTACATGCAGACGATGATGGAATAGTTGAAGCATATCCGATTTTAAATTCTATAGGAGCAACTGAGGATGATTTAAAAATATTAGTTGCAAAGAATTTTGTAAATGTTTTAAATGAATATTTAGTAACTTATATAACAGATTGGAAAGAAAATAACAAGATAAGAGCAGATAGAAAAGTGGATAGTATTTATAAGGACCTACTTTTACAAGTTATTCCAGAAGCAGAATTAATTGAAAGTAAAGAAAGAACAGACCATAAAATAAGATCACAAGCATATAAAGAAGGAGATTTACCAGATAAATTCAATGGAGTGATAAGAAATTTATTCAAAGGTGAAACATGTCCAGTATGTGGGGAAACAATGCTAGAAGGTAATACAAAACCAAGCATACAACATAATAAAGCTCTTGCAAGAGGTGGTAAGCATGAGTTAAATAATATTTCCGTGATATGTTTATCTTGTAATATGTCTCTAAAGAATAAGGATACAGATAGTTTAAATAATGATTTAGTTAAAAGTAAATGGAATGAATATTTACTTGGGGCAACCAATGGGCAACCAATGGGCAGCATAGGTAAGGATAGGTTAGGTAAGGATAGGTTAGGTAAGGATAATATACCTATAGAGGAAGAATGTGTAAATGAGTATGTAAGTGAAAAATTATCTTCTATGAGTAAACTATATCAAAAAAATATAGGAATGGCTAATGGAATAGTAGGAGAATGGCTTATAGATATAAGTAATCAAATAGATGTTGATTTATTTAAAAAAGCATTAGAAATATGTACTGAAAAAGGGAAATTAAATTTTGGTTACTTAAAAGGCATAATAAAAAACTGGCTAGATATAAATATAACCAGTTTAGAACAATTACAAGCATATGAACTTCAAAATAATAAAACATCTAATAATAGTATTACCTCAAAACAGAAAAATATACCAGCAACACAAAAACAATGTGATGATGCTGAGTTTAAAAGAAGATTGGAAGAAAGTAATAAATTATTAGATAGCCTAGATGAAAATATATGGGGTGATTAGATGAATGAAACTTTTAAAAAGATATTAATGGAGAGAGTTAATAATATCCCTAAAAGAGATGATATAAAAGAATATGAGTGCCCTATATGTAGGGATTTACATTATACATTTAATGATTTAGGGCAAGCAGTGCCATGCAAATGTAAAGATAAATTTGAATCCAAAGAAAAATTAAAAAAATGTGGATTAGATGAAGTGTTCAAGAATAAAACATTTAGAAATTATAAAGTGAATAATGAAACTCAATTAGCGGCGAGAGATAAAGCTATAAACTATTGCAATAATTTCCTTGATACAAATTCAAGCTTAATTATTACAGGTAGACCTGGAGTAGGTAAAACACATTTAGGAGCAGCAACAATGATTAATTTGATTGGCAAAAATGTACTTTGCAAATATGAACTATATACAACTATGTTAATAAATCTTAAACAGTCAGTAATGGATGAAACAAATTTTATAAGAGAAATGGATAAGTACAAAGTACCAAGAGTTCTTTTTCTAGATGACTTTTTAAAAGGAAAGCCAACAGATGCAGATTTAAAATATATATTTGAAATAGTAAATGAAAGATATCTTAAGAAAAAACCTATGATTATTAGTACAGAAAAGTCAATTGATGAAATAGTTAGTTGGGATGAAGCAGTGGCAAGCAGATTAGTTGAAATGGCTCAAGGAAACATAATAGAATTTGGAACAGATATAGAAAACTATAGATTTTATGCCAAATAATTATATTCCAGGGGATTTCCCCTGGTAAGGGGGAGTAATTATGAATAATAATACTAAAGAGATGTTTGAACGTGCTAGAAATGGCGATAAAGAGGTCAGAAAGCAATTAATTGAAAATAATATAGGAATTGCTATAAGTATTGCAATAAAATATACAAGAAGTAAAACGATAGACATTGAAACAGCTAAACAAGAAGCAACAATAGGACTCATAAAATCAGTTGATACTTTTGAACCAGATAAATATGACAAGATAGCATTTACAACTTATGCATATAACCTAATAAACTGGCAAATCATAAAATTTATAAGAGAAAAGAGAGAAAATTTACCATATAAATTGCACCGAGAAGATTATCAATTAAAAAAACAAATATTAGAAGCTACACCTAAATTAATAAATGAGTTACATAAATTTCCAACACAAAAAGAAATTGCAAAATATCTTGAAGCAGATGAAAAAGATATTGAAAAGATATTACAATTAATGAATTATGCCGAACTAGATAGACCTTCACCGGTTGATGAAGAAACGGACAAAAAAGATATAATACCAGACCACAATAACATATCAGAAGAACAAATCATAAATAAAATAATAATCAAACAAGCAATTCAAAAATTACCTGCAGAACTTAGAGAAATAATAGAACTTAAATATTTTAGAGGGTATTATTTAAAAGAAATATCAAAAATAATGAACATTCCAAATCATAAGTTATACAGGTCAGAAACAAAAGCACTAGAAATGTTAGCAAAAGAATTAAAAGGAAAAGAAATAGATAAACCAATCAAAAAGAGAAAATACGATAAAGAAGACTTAGAAAAAAGAAGAGAAAAGATATCAGTACTTATGAAACAAGGACTGAAACAAAAGCAAATAGCAGATTTATTAGGAGTAGCGCAAAACACCATTAGCAGAGAAAAGAAAAAAATAATGGGAAATTAGTTAAGGGGATGAAAACTAATGAAAAAGGTACTAGGAGGTAAAGAAAAAAGCTGCATAAACTGTGGAGGCACAATGATACATCTTAAAGTAAAAGGACTAGGCGTAGTAAGCCAGTGTCGAGAATGCGGTAATTTAGTAAATGGAAAAATAAAAGATGAAGTTAGAGTATGGAGTTATGATCCAATAATAGAAGAGGTGAAGTAATGAAATTAACAGGATTACAAATAAGAAATATGCAAATGCTGCAGGACCTAGAAAAAATGATAAAAGAACTTGAGATAAAAAGAATAGAAAAGGACCTACTAAATGCGAACAAATATGCTGAACTATATAAGGTTTATCATAGATTGTTAGAGGGGATTGGATATGAAAGAGGTTATAAAGTTTGCTAAATTCTACTATGAGCTAGGATATAGCTTAAATGAAGCGATAACTATGGCTATTAATATAGCTAGGGAAGTGGAGATGAGTAAATATGAAAAATAATTTAGAAGCAACACATCAAAAGATAATCTTCGAATGGGCAGAATGGCAGAAGTCTAAGTATCCAGAACTAGATATGCTTATGCACACAGCCAATGAAGGTAAAAGAAGCCCTAGAGTTGGAGCAGAACTCAAAAAAATGGGAATGAAGAAAGGATTTCCGGATATCAGTTTATTAGTTCCAAAATATTACAAGGGGCTAACAGAACATGTAGAATATTTTGGATTATTTATAGAATTAAAAGCAGATAAAACAAAGAGATTAACCAAAGAACAAGAAAAATGGTTAGACAATTTAAATTTGTACGGATATAGAGCAGTTAGATGTAATGGTAGTGATGAAGCAATAGCAGTAATAAAAGAGTACTTGGGGATTAAATAGGGGTGATGTGATGTTATATTTATATGATCCAAGATATAACTTAAAAACTGAAACCACTTATGAAAAAATGTGCCGATTATTTGTCAAAACAAAAGGAACATTACAAAGCTACAAATCAAAGAATAGAAAAGTTAACAAGAGATATTACATCATAGATGAAAATACAAGTAAAAAACAACTTAAAGAATTTTATTCAAAAGAGATTTTCAAAGATGAGATATGGAAGACAATAGAAGGTTCAGAAGGACAATTCATAATAAGCAACTATGGAAGATTTAAAAAAATATATAAAAGCATACCAGAAGGTAAGTTTTTATTACCATACTTTGTACATAAAAGAAGATGCAATAAGGACAAACAATTCATAAAAGTTAAATTTCAAGGCGAATACAAGGAATACAATGTAGCAAGGTTAGTAGCATATCACTTTGTTGATATATATTACACAAACGATAAAGTTATAAGAAAATCAAAAGATAGAAAATATAAAGCTTATACCTATGATGATGTAATGGCTTTTCACAAGAATGGATTAGTTTATGATAATTATGCTGGTAATTTAGAATGGTTAGACAGATATGATTTAGCAGCCAAGACAGCCCATAAGAGTAAAACAAAAGGAACTATAGTAGCCAAAGATGCAATTACTGGAGAAGTTATAGGATTCTTTAGAAGCACAAGAGATGCAGAAAAACATTTATATGTAAGTAGACAAGCAGTATCAGATAGCCTTAATAAGAAGTGGAAAACAAATATAGTAGCAGGAACATATATATTTGAGTATGATGAATAACAACTAAATAGGGGATTATGCAATACCAGTGTAGTTCCCTATTCTTATTTGACTATCAATTGAAAAGAGGTGGTTTTGTGAATATACCTTATGTTTTTAGAAAATGTACTAAATGTGGTGAATGGCTAGTTGCAAATAATTCATATTTTAGTAAGAACAAATGTGGAAAATATGGATTACAAAGTAAATGTAAAAGATGTGATAATAAACGTCGTAAAAAATATTACAAAGAAAACAAAGAAAAGATACTGGAAAGTTGTAAAGAGTACCGAAAAAATCATTCAGAACAAAGAAAGATATACCAAAAACAATATTATGAAGAACACAAAGATACTATAAAAGAAAATCAAAAAAAATATTACAAAGAGAATAAAGAAACTGCACTAAAAAGAAATAAACAATGGAAAGAAAATAATCTAAATCATATGATTGAATACAGAAAAAAATACTATCAAGAAAATAAAGAATATATAGCTGAATATCATAAAGAGTATCAAATTAAAAATAGAAAACGTCTAAATAAAATATCCAAAAAATATTATCAAGAAAATAGAGAACGTTTATTGGAATATAGTAAGGAATACAGAGAAACACCACAAGGACAAATTGTTAAATTTAATAGTCATCATAAAAGAAAAGTTCAAAAGAAAAACCAAGGTAATGGAATAACAAAAGAACAATGGCTTGACTGTATGAAATTCTTTGAATTTAGATGTGCATATAGTGGACAAGTATTATCTAAATCCACAAGAAGTTTAGACCATATAAAACCACTTAATCGAGGTGGAGAACATGAAGTATGGAACTTAGTACCCATGGATAGAGGATTAAATTCAAGTAAGAATGATAATAATTTATTAGAATGGTATCAAGAACAAGATTTCTATTCAGAAGATAGATTACAAAAAATATATGAGTGGCAAGAATACGCTTTTAATAAGTGGGGTGATATAAATGTTACTAGAACAATTAAGGGAAATATTAAATAGTCTATATGTTAGATATGGATTGACCAGTGAAGTAGTAAGGCTGAGTGAGGTAATAGATGGACTAATTAATCAAGAGATGAAATAAGGGGGATTAAATATGTTATTAAATAGAAAATATATAAATGACCTTGTAAATGAATTAGAAAAAGAACAAGGTGTAAATGAACATTTACATAAAATGATTGATTTCTTAAAGAACAGAAATAGTAAGTTAAAAGAAGATATAGAAGTTAAAGAGGACTCAATCGAAAATTTACTAGATGCTAATAGAGAACTAAGCCTAGCAAATACTTACTTAGAAAAACAAATTAGATTGCTTACAAATGAAAATGCAATGTTGGAAAGGGAATTGAACCAGTTAAAAACTAAACACAGTAGAGTCACTGGACAATTGGATAAGTTAAGAAATTACTGTAGACAGTTAACAGGCATAGATATATTAGGAACAGGGGAGGATGAATAATATGGAGGTTGTTAAAATAACTGTAACAGATATCGGAGGAACTTATAGAGATGTAGCAGATGCAGCAAGAACTACAATAGGATTGAAAGAAGGGAAAAAAGAAATATCAGAAAGTTATATGTACAAAATGTGGAAAAAGAAAGGTGTTGAAATAATGAAAATAAAATTAAAAGGTCCAATTGATAATTATTGTCAACGCTGTTTAGAAGTTAGAAATATGGAATTACCAAACTGTGAAAGAGAATGTGAATATTATAGAAGAGGGTTACAAGTTAATCCTATTATTTATGAGGAGGTAAAAAGAAATGAAAATAGATAAATTTAAACATGCTGATAATTGGCAAGACGTTAAGGACGCAACTATGAATACAATAGGAAAAAATACAGGAGCATACCCTGATAGTAAATGGAAAAGACAATTGATATTATCAGAGCATTCACCAATAAGAAAATTAAAATTTGAATGGTGTTGGTATGATTTGAAATCTTGGGTTTCTGTGCATTTTGTTAGACATAAATTTGGTATAGACCACTTTGTTAAAACTCAAAGAACTGACCGTACAGGAATTAACAGAGATGATTTACCACAAGGTAGTTTAGTAAACCATGAAGTTGAAGCAAATGCACAAGCACTTATCAATATATCTAGAAAAAGATTATGTAGCTGCGCGTCTCCTGAAACTAGGGAGGCGTGGCAAGCCGTTAAGGATGAGGTAGCTAAGACTGAACCGGAATTAGCAAGCTGCATGGTTAGAGAATGTATTTACAGAGGTTTCTGTCCTGAGATGTTTGGTTGTGGTTATGATAAGACTGAGGCTTTTAGAAAAGAGGTTAAAAAATATAGGGGGTTAGAATATGGCTTGTAGAAGAAAAACAAAAGGAGAACGTGAATTAATAGCAGATATAAACAAGAGATTTAAAGTATTCTGCAATGAGTCTTATGATTTAGAGGGAATAGGTTGTATGAATTGTGAACTTAATTTTGAGGATGAAGAAAGTTGTGAAATACAATATATAAAAATGCTAATGGGAAAGGATGAATAGATGAATATAGAAGAAATTAATGGAGCTATAAAAGAAATAGCAGATACATTTAAAATTAGAAATCAACAGTTAAAACTAATTGAAGAACTGGGAGAATTGACAAGGGAAATATCAAAGGATATAGCAAATGGAAGAAAAATATCAGATGATACAATTTCAGAAATTGCAGATGTAAATATCTTAATCAATCAAATATTGTATCTATCAAGTAATAAGGATTACAACTCAAAAGAAAAGCTAAAAGAACATATAGAATACAAACTTCAAAGAACATTGAAAAGAATTGAGGAAGGATATTATAAATAAATTTTTAGTTTTATTAGGAGGTAAAAATATGGCTTGTAAATTTGCAAATCCATTTGGAACTGTTTGTTGTTTTGAGTGTAAAAAAGAATGTGAAGATAGATGTAAAGGTATGCCAAAAGAATTTAAAGAATGTGAGTATTATTTTGATGGAAAACATGAGAAATGTATAAATGATGAAGAAATTGAAGTTATTAAATAAATTTTTAGTTTTATTGGGAGGCGATTAAATGAGATTGATATGGAAGCATAAATGAACAACTTTCTTTACGGACAAAAGAACTAATATAAGATATGAAATAACAACATATCAGCTTGAGTATGAGCCATATTATATTTTTGAAAAAAGACATAATTTAAAAGTTAAAATAAAGAAATATTGGTTAAGCAGGGCTGTTAAATAAAAGTTTGATTTTATAAGGAGTTGAGGGAGTATGAAGAAAGAGGAATTTGACAAGCTATACAAAAGAGTTGAAGGCAAGTTATTTTCCTACAATAAAATAAAAGATGACATAGAGATAATAGACTTAGAAATAGCAAAAGTAAATAATGATTATGTAGGATGTAGTGGGATAAATTATGACTCAGAGAAAACAGGCAAAACATATAATATTTCAAATACAGTAGAGCAGGAAGTAATAAGAAAAGAAGAAAGAATTAATTATTTACAATACAGAAAAAAAGAATTAGAGATAGAAAAAAACAGAATAGATATTGCAATTAAGAATTTTACATTACAACAAAAGGAGTTGTTTGAAATATTATATTGTAGTAGAAGAGTTAGAGCAAGCAGAAGAGAAATACTAGAAAAAATGCATATAAGCAAAAGTACATATTACCAATTAAGAAGAGATACAGTAATAAGTGCATTAAATAGTATGTATCCAAGAGTGCTTATAGATGAAATATATACAAAGCTAGCAAATTAAGATATAGGCTTGATTAGAGGGACACTTTTAGGACAAAATACGGACAAATTCCGGACTAAAAGCATAGAAAGTCATGGTACTATAATAGTATAAGAATAGCAGAAATGCTAACGTATCCTAAATTTGTAATTTTTTTAGAGCATACCACACTATGCTGGAGAAATGAGAACTTAATTCCACTCAAATTAAGTTTCTGTTCGAGGGACAAGAGTAGAGGTACTCTTCCCTCAATATGTTGCTATGGGATTTATATACAAGTGGATTATTAAATTGTCGACTATATATGAAACAAGTATATACTCGTGTTCAACTCGCGAGGGCGACTAATATATATATTAAAACATAGTAGTAGGAGTGAGAGGACCACTTTAAAACCTCCGGAGTAAACCGTGATAAAATCAAAATATTCATATATATTGTGTGTTAAAAAATCTATCTATCAATTAGTATTATTAATTACTTATTGTTTTACATTATATTTAAACTATATCTTTAATTTTAAACTTTTTAAGATTTTATATTCCATTTTAATGCGCCCATTGATTTGGGTGCAATATGAAGGTATGAGTATTATCCAGTGCAACTCTGGAAACCTTCTAATGATTGTTTTTATTCATTACTCCCACAAAGAGCACTAATAATTTAGTGTTCTTTTTTATTTTGTTAAAAGGTGTGATTATATGGTAAAAAGATGGAAGGAAATAGATGAAGTTATAGAACCTACAATAGAAATTCCAAAGGAATTGTACAAATATGATGACATTATGAAGGAAATACCAAATTTTGATAAAACGGATGGAGCAAAGAAAGTGTATGAAAGAAAAGAATACATAATACTAGCGGTAAAGAAAGGATATGTTGTATATAACACTGAGAAGCCATTTATAAAAGGGCATTCCCACATATATGGTTTTAATGTCGCTAAAACAGTGATAGATAACTGTATAAGAAAAAAGATGCCTAAAACTAGAAACTTGTATCTATTGACCAGTCATGCGAGGGTAAGTAATGATGAAAAATATATAAGATTAGTTCAGGAATTAATAGAAGCTAAGTCGGACAAAAGAAAGCTAAAATATAGAAATAAAAATATAAATAGTAAAAGGAGCAAATAAAATGATATTTAAAATATGTTTAGCATTTGTAGCAGTATCGTTAATATCATTTGTATTATATTTTCTAAGAATTAATGAATATCTAGCAGACCAAGGATTACGATGTGTGGCAAATATGTCTACTGTGAAATGTATTATATATTGTTTTGTGCCTTTATTTCATATTTATTTTGGCCACGAGTGCTATTACTTTGGAGTCATAGCTGATGATGAAGAGTTTGAAGAATTTTATAATGAAAATGAGGAAGATGCTTAAATAGAAAAGATAATGAGGTGGTGATATGGCAAGGGTAAGAAGTCCAAACAGAGATAAAGCATTTGAGATATATAAATTAAATAATGGAGAAATCTTACTCAAGGATATTGCTACGCAGCTTGAAGTTAAAGATGCTCAGATAAGAAAATGGAAATCTCAAGATAAATGGGAAGAAAAGTTAAAAGGCACGTTACAAAAAAATAAAAGGAACGTAATTAATAAAAAAACTGATAAAAATAAACAAGCTATTAATGAAGATATTGAGTCAGTTTTAAAAAATGATAAACTTACCGAAAAACAAAAATTATTCTGTATTTATTATATAGAAAACTTTAATGCTACAAAAGCTTATCAAAGAGCATATGAATGCAGTTATGCCACAGCTATGTCAGAAGGTTCCAAAAGCCTAAGAAATCCCAAGATAAAAATTGAAATAGATAGATTAACCAATGAATGCCTAGAAGAACAAGAAATAAATTCTAAGCTTCTTAGTAAAAGACTATGGAAAAAGTATATAGATATAGCTTTTGCAGATATAACAGATTACTTAGAGTTTAACAGTAAGGAAGTGCAGGGCGAATACGGAACATACACTAAAAATACTATAAGCCTTAAAAATAGTGATGAAGTAGATGGGAGCTTGATAAGTGAGATATCAGAAGGCAGAGACGGAATAAAAATAAAGCTACAAGATAAAATGAAAGCATTACAATGGCTATCAGATAGAATGGACTTATTACCTACTAGTGTAAAAACTAAGCTTGATATAGAAATGCTTAAACTGGAAGTGGAAATGAACAAACATGATAATACACAAGAAGAAGTAGAAAACGATGGATTTATAGAAGCTTTAAACAATGCGACAGATGAGGTATGGAACGATGAATAATAAGCTTGATAATTTAAAAAAGAAATGGTCCAAAATAAAAAATAATAAAGTTCATACAGTGAAAAAAGCTACTATAAAATTTAAACCATTTTCCACTAAACAAAAGAAGGTCCTTACATGGTGGATGGATAGTTCACCGGTACATGATATGGATGGAATTATAGCAGATGGAGCTATAAGATCAGGAAAAACTGTATCGATGTCACTAGCTTATGTTGTATTTGTCATGGAAAAGTTTAATGGACAAAACGCTGGTATGTGTGGTAAAACAATAGGCTCATTTAGAAGAAATGTACTGTTTTGGCTTAAATTAATGTTAAAAGCTAGAGGATATAATATACAAGATAAAAGAGCAGACAATCTATTAATAGTAACAAAAGGTAATGTTACTAATTATTTTTATATATTTGGTGGAAAAGATGAAAGGTCACAGGATCTTATTCAAGGTAGAGTGATGCCTCCTTATACAGAAATGTATAAGTAAACTTCGGGCAATATCGGTGAAGGCTGAGATGCTAATACCGAGATAACCTATAGAGTTAAAAGACTGTAGGTATCGTAGAGCATAGGGATTGAAACTATTTTATTATTTAGCATAGTTAGGAGGTGACCTAGTGAATGGTGAAATTTATATATTAAAAAATAAAATAAATAACAAAGTGTATATAGGTCAAACCACTCAAGGTAGTAAGGTACGTTTTAAACAACATTTAAAATTATTGAAATCCAATCAAACTCAATTAATTCATAAAGCTATAAAAAAGTATGGTAAAGAAAATTTTTATTACGAAGTATTATATGAAAATATAGATAATTACGAGCAATTAAATAAATTAGAAGAAGAATGTATTTTAAAATATAATTCTTTAACTCCTAATGGTTACAATATGTGTCCTGGAGGTCAAAAATATAGAAGAACAAGCATTAAATTTGATGCCGATGAAATTAATGAAATAATAGATTTATATAATAATGGTTATTCGACCAGAAAAATAGGAGATTTATTTAATGTGTCAAGTTGGTCTATATCTAAATTATTGAAAGATAATAATGTTAAATTAAGGAATAAAAATTTTAATTTGCCAGATAGGAGTTCAAAAATAAAAGAAGATGAATTAAGGAAGTTATTTTTGGAAGATAACCTTAGTATAATAGAAATATCAAAAATATTAAATGTTAGTACTAAGACAATAAGTAGAGCGTTAAAAAGATATAAAATAAAATAATAGAATAGAATATAATATCACATTTTATAATGTCAATCAATTTATTTTGATTGCCCACGAGTGTCCGACACGATTATATATAGGATAATCTGAGAACCTAACGTTAAACGAGGGTGAAAATATATGCCGAACTTATAGGAAACTATAAGAAGTAGAGGATAAAAAGCCTTTACGATAACAAATTGATTACATTATGTTCATGTTTCTTTGATGAAGTAGCATTAATGCCTGAGTCTTTTGTCAACCAAGCAACTGGTAGATGTTCAGTAGAAGGAAGTAAGTTTTTCTTCAATTGTAACCCAGGGGCACCTTTCCATTGGTTCAAGAAAAAATGGATAGATGAAGCTGAAAAGAAAAATTTATTGTATTTACATTTTACAATGGATGATAATTTGTCTCTATCAGAAAAGATAAAAGCTAGATATAAAGCAATGTATACTGGAGTGTTTTATAACAGATATATTTTGGGTTAACATATTGGCCCCACATATCAGAAATGATATGTTGCAAATTGGGTTAAAATTGGAAGGCTAAGTACATAAGTACAAATGTATATGCTAATCAATTACCAATCTTAAAGAAAATTTTAAGAAGGTTTAACGACTAAGAAAGATGTGTAAAAATAAAAATCTTGTTATGAAGGATTGTGATAAAATGATTAGAAAAGAAGAAAGAGAAATTATAGTTGCTTGTTTATTAGGCGACGCAGGATTAAATAAATATAAAACAAAAAAAGGCTATAAACATAGTGAAATGTTTATTACTCATTCTGAACAACAATTTGATTATTTATATTGGAAAACTAATTTATTAAAATCTTTTCAATTATTTAAAAAAGAACCAGTTATATATGATATAAAAACAAAATATAAAGACAAAATAATTAATCAAAAAAGAATGAGAATAAAAAATTCAAAATATTTAAGCATAATAGGGAAATGGATATACAAAGACAATATAAAAACTTGTAACAAAGTTATTAAATATATAAATTCACCAATGGCTTTAGCAATTTGGTTTATGGATGATGGCGGAATTTATAGAAGAAAAAAACATCATAAAGACGGAACTGAATATTATTTAAAACCTGCATTAAAATTATGTACTCATAATTTTTCACACGAAGAACAACTATTAATTCTTGAACATTTTGAACAAACATATAGGATAGAAGGTTCAATTATGAAAGATAAAAAATATGAATATTTATATTTTAATAAAGATAATGCATTAATCATTTGGAATTTAATTAAACCATATGTTATGCAAATTGAAAGCATGAGAAATAAATTTGATTTATTTATTAAATTCTACGAACACATCGAGTAACACGAAATCCAAAACCTTACCAAGTAAAGTTGAAGGTTATGAGATAGTCTGAACTATATAGAAATGTATAGAAGTGAAGGATAAAGAGCCTTTACGATAACAAATGCAATGGGCAGTGGCAGATGGAGCTATATATCCTATGTTTAATCCGGAAATACACACAGTTCAAATGAAAAGAAACTGGACAAGGATATTTATAGCTGGAGACTTCGGGATACAAAATGCCACTACTTTTGGTATATTTGGATATTATGCACCTGAAAAGAGATATCATCAAATAGCATCTTATTATCACAATGGTAGAGAAGAAGGGCAAAAGACAGTAAAAGAATATGTGTCAGATTTAAAGAATTTTATACGAGAAAACATGGTTATGCCAGAATATATTGCTATTGACCCAAGTGCAGCACCACTAAGAGTAGAATTACTAAAAGATGAATATTTTAGTAGACATAATATAAGAATTATAGCAGCTAAAAACAATGTAGAAATAGGAATACAAATGGTATCTTATTTACTTAATATAAATAAATTCACTTTAGATCCAAGCTGCATTCATGATATAGAAGAATTTGGTTCGTATGTATGGGATAGTGATAAATTAGATAAAGGAAAAGAAGAGGTTGTAAAAATAAATGACCATGCCATGGATAAGATAAGATATGCACTAATGACAGATACAACTATACATAGAACATTTGATAGAGAGCTTAAACTATTTAGCGGTAAAGGAACAAGAGAATAGGAGGTGATAAAGTGGATATATATAACAAAATAGAAAAGTCATTACTAGGATTAAATAGTACTGATACCAAGTTTGCCAAGGAACTACAGGAAGTAAAAAAATATTATGAATTCTATGAAGGTAGACCAGAAGCAATTGAAGATGATACAGAAGATGAAAGAGGGCAACTATGGAAAGTAAAAACTGACGATTATAAACCTACTAGAGAAATCAGAAATATAACTAAGAAGCTAATGAAAAAGCAGAAAAGATTTATGACCGCGGTAAAACCAGATTTTATTATTAAATCAATCGATGGAGCAGATGTTGAAAGAGTTGATAATAAAAAAGCTATAATAAATAAAATATTAAATGAAGGTAAGTTTTGGAATAAATTTTCTAAAGCTTTTTTAGATTGCACAATTGGTAAAAGAGTAATGCTTTGCTTAATTACTGATATAGACGACCAAGGAAATGTTTTATCAGAAAAACCTATTAGGTTTAGATTTTATACAATGCCAGAGTTCACATATGAATATGATCCAAATGATTGCAATAAATTGATAAAAGTACAAATAGCATACCAAGATGAAACAACTATAGGTAAACTACAGACTGAACAAAGATGGCATAAATGGATATATGAAATGAGAGGCAATGAATGCTGGGCAACTTATCAAGTTGTTGACGGTATAAATACTCAGGCATATATAGAAACAGTAAATGAAAATGGTGAAAAAGAGAAAGAAGAAATTAAGCAGGATTGGAATACAGGATTAAATCAATTGCCATGTAAAATAATATTCAACGATGGACTAACAGGAGATGTAAGGGGACATAGTGATATAAAGGATTTAATGGATATGGCCATGGATTATAATAGAACTATTTCCGATTATAGAGATGCATTAAAATTTAAAATGTTTGAACAAGATGTATTTGTAAATGCAGATCCTAATTCTATTGCTGGTATTAAAATAGCACCTGGTTCAATAATTGATTTAAAAGGAGACCAAAGCTTATCAATGGATGGGAGCATTCCTACTCCTACATATGGTAAATTAACTTCTGCATTTAACTTTCAAACTGCAGCTGATAGTTATTTGACTGGGCTAAAAAAGGATATGTACGAGTTGATGGACCAACCTTTGCCAGAGTCATTAGTTAATGTAGCAAGCGGTAAAGCACTTAGAATGTTAAATGATGATTTAATAGGAAGATGCGAAGAAAAATGGCAAGAATGGGACGATGCATTTAGATGGTTAATAGATATAATAATTGAAACTATCAACAAAGGAAATCTTTATAGAGATGTAGAAAACATTGAGGATTTAAATTTAAATACATCATTAGAATTTTATCATAATTATCCAATACCAGATGATGAAACAGAGACAAAAGAATTAGCTATGAAAGAAGTTGAAGCTAATGTACGTTCCCATCAATCATACATTAGAGACTTTGGAGAAGCACAAGAAGCAGATAAAGAATTTGAAGAAATTTTAGACGAACAAGATAAACTTAATATGACACTTAATAGTTCTAGTGGATTAGACGATTTTAATGCTGGTGGTGAAAACAATGAATAAATCAATTTGTGATAAATGTAATAGAAAATTCACAATAAAACTTCATATAAAAGAAATAGACACTATGCAAATAACTTATTTTAAATGCCCTGAATGTCATAAAGAATACATTGTAAATGTAACAGATGAAAAGCTTAGAGAAGGTATGTTTAAAGCTATAGAGCTAAGAAATAAGATGATTAGTGATGTAAACGATAAAGAAGCTATAAGAGATTATCATATTATAAAAACTAAGAATTGCATAAGAGGCAAAAAACTTAAAGAAAAATATTTGGGTGGTTAATATGAATAGATATTTAAACGATTTAAATAATTACCTAAAAAGAAACAAATTAAAACTTAATAAGCAAGAGCAACAAGCAATACTTAAAGCATATAATAAAGCTTTTGATAGTATGTTGAAACAATATAAAGCTAATTCACATAAGAAAAATGCAACTCAAATAGCGAGAACAGCATACTGTAAACAATTACATAATGAAATTCTAAAAATTATTAAAGAATACAATATGAAAGTTACTGATAATATTCTTAATGCACATGTTGATATTTTAACGAAAGATGTAGACTATTATAAAGACACAGACCTATACAAAGAAATCAAGAAAAATGCCAATATAGTTAATAGGCAAGTAATAGAGCGAATGATTAAAGGGCAAATATATAAAGATGGCCAAGGACTTAGCAAAAGACTATGGAAAAGTGTTAATAAAAGTGGAGATAAAATAGAAGAAGCAATTATAAGCATGATTGCAGAAGGAAAAGGAGCAACAGAAATAGCTAAGAACCTTACTCAATTTGCTAAAGGTGGCCATAGAACTTGGGATAAAGCTAAGATAAAAGAAAAGTTAGGTAGTGCTTATGCTAATAGGTATGGAGCTGGCGGCATAGATTATGAAGCATTAAGACTTGCAAGAACTACACTTAATCATCAAGCACAATTAACTCAAAAGAATGCAAACAAAGTAAATCCATATGCCCAAAAGTTAAAATGGCATAGTGACCATCAAGCGGGAAGAACTTGTCAACAATGTGAGGATAGAGATGGGAAAATATTTGATGTAGAAGATTGCCCTTTTGACCATCCTAATGGATTATGCCATCTTGAAAATGTATTCTGTATTGATGGAAAAGAAGTATCTAATATTCAAATGGCAGAAGACATAGGCAAATGGATTAGAGGGGAAGAAAACAGTGGCACTATGGATATATTGTATGGAGATATTCCATTATAGGAGGATATTAATATGAATGAAAAAGATATGAAGCTATTTAGCTTCTTTTTTTATTATCTTTCATTAATTTAAAATCCATAAATTGGAAATAATATGAATATAGAGAACTTGCGGGATAATTACCCGCCTTCTAAAAATAATAAATCAACGGAAAGGATTGATGTTAATGTTAGTAGAAGTACAAAAATTAAATAAAGAAGAAGTAACTGTTGTAAGCAGCTTAGATGTAGCAGAAACTTTTGAAAAAGAACACTACCATGTTCTTGAAGACATAAGAACAATAGAAGACAAAATTAGTAGCCCCGAATTTTCGGGTTTGTTCTTTGAAAGTAATTATAAAGCTAAAAATGGTAAAAAGTTACCTATGTATTATATGAATAGAGATGGTTTTACATTATTAGCTATGGGATATACAACAGAAAAAGCAATGCAATTTAAGTTAGCTTACATAAAACAATTCAATGCTATGGAAAAACAACTAAAAGAAAAATTAGTTGAAAGACAAAAGGGCATAGCGGTACGACAAGCATTAACAAAATCAATCCAACAATCAAATGAAAATGAAAGAATGCATGGACATGCATATTCAACTTATACAAACTGTATTTACAAAGTAATATTTAATAAAAATGCTAAACAACTAAGAGAAGAATATGGAATAGATAAAAAAGCTAATCCGAGAGATTATTTTAGTTCAGAAGAATTAAAAGCAGTTCAATCAATGGAATGCTTAGTAAGTGGATTAGTGGATTGTGGTTGGGATTATAATCAAATAAAAACATTCATTCAACAAACTAATACAAAAGCTTTAATGGAAGCTTAAATTTATATTTTGAAATAAATAACAGGATAGCCTTCGGGTTATCTTTTTTTATGCCCTAGGCATGGCGTAAAAAGGCTTAAGTTCCTGGTTACTTCATAACCTTGTATGATAAAAATACTTTTTCTATGCTTTAGTAAAAACATTGATATATCATCCACCAGGATGTAAAAGGAGGATTTAATATGGCAAAACAATTAAAAGATTTCTTAGCAGGATTAGATAATGCTACTGAAATAGAGAATAAAATAAATGATGCTTTAAAAGAAGCTGGATGTAAAATTTTCGTTGATGATGGTAAAGAAAATATATATGTACCTAAAACTAGATTAGATTCTAAGATATCGGAGCTTAAAAACTCCAATGATAAAATAAAAGAACTAAATACACAAATAGGGACACTTAAAGATGAATTAAAAGGTACAGAAGGAGCTTCTGAAAAGATAAAAGTCTTAGAAGATTCAATAGCAAATTATGATAAGACTGTTAAGGAAATGCAATTAAATAATGCCGTAAAAGATATGGCCTTAGAATTTAAAGCAAAGGACAATACAGGTAAAGATATACTAGCTTTTTTAGATAAAAGTAAAATAACTGTAGGTACCAACGGTGAAGTTACTGGAATTAAAGAGCAAGTAGAAAGCCTTAAAAAAGAAAAATCTTATTTATTTGAAATTGAAGAACAACAAAATAAAGGTGGATTTAATTTTTTTGGAACTGGATCACCAGGAAAACCAAGTAATTTAAATCTATTTGGTTCTAAGACAACAAATGAAGGAGATTTTGGAAAAATGCTATCACAACAAAACAAACCAAATTCAGATGAACAAATAGATAGCGATTATTTTTTTAAAAAATAGGAGGAAAACAACATGCCAAATTTAAATACTAAAAAAATATTAGCACCTGAAAAAACTTTTTTAGCATTTCCTGACCATTATGTTAATGTAACTGCTAAAATAGCATATTCAGTATTAAAAACATTCACTACTACTGACCCAGCAGGAAATAAAGCATTATTAGCTGGACAAGTGGTAGCACTTGCAGATGACGGAACTGTTACTAAATCTGCTGCTGCAGCAAGCTCAACTAAAGCTACAGGAAATGCAATAGTATTCAATACAGTAAAATTAGATGATTATACTGAAAATACTGATGACTATGTAAATGTAACAGTACTTGTTCATGGATTCGTTAGAAAAGATAGACTAAAAGATGCAGCTAACTTAGATGCACCATTAATTCACGTAATAGCACAATAATTCAAAGGAGGCAAAGAATATGAATATTAATTTATTTGATTTTATAAACGCAAAAGAAATAGCCGCTTTTGTAACTGAAAAACCAGAAAATAAAATACCATACTTTGGTGAAACTTTATTCCCAGCACAAAAGCAATTAGGAACAGATATAAGTTGGTTAAAAGGATCCAATGGATTACCAGTGGCAATACAACCTTCTAACTATGATGCAAAAGCAAGAATGAGAGAAAAAGAAGGATTTGACAGAGTTGCTACTGAAATGGCATTCTTTAGAGAAGCAATGAGAATTGGTGAAAAAGATAGACAACAAATAAATCTTTTATTAAATAATCCACAATCTCAATTGGCTTTACCTCTTATAAGAAATATATTCAATGAGACAGCTAGACTAGTAGAAGGTGTTAGAGCACGAGCTGAAATAATGAGAATGCAATTATTAACATCTGGTAAAATAGATGTTACTTCTGCTGACGGTAGAGCAAAATATATATATGATTATGGCCAAGCTAATAGTTTTAAACCAAGACAAGGAACTGCTGGATGGGGAAATGATACAGCTGATCCAGTTAAGGATATAATAGCTTGGTGTGATTATATGGAAACTAAAACAGGTACTAGACCAACTAGACTTGTAATGAACAGAAATACTTTCTTAAAATTATATGGAAGTAAAAAAGTTCATTTAATGATGTATCCAAATGATAACAATACTAATTATTTTGTATCTGAAGCTCAATTAAAAACATTTGTGGAAGATGTAACTGGATGTTCTATATTTATATATTCTAAAAAAGTTGCAAATTTAGATAACTCAACAGGATTAGCATCTACTTCTCCAGTATCATTAATATCAGATAATAAAGTTGCAATAATGCCATCTGGTCCTTTAGGCTCAACTTGGTATGGAACAACTCCTGAAGAGTCAGACCTTATGACAGGCTCAGATGCTCAAGTATCAATAGTAAACACAGGAACTGCAATAACTACTTATAAAGAAAAACATCCTGTGAATGTGGTTACAATTGTATCTTCTGTAATGATACCTTCATTTGAAACAATTGATTATTGTGCAGTTGCAGATATAAGTGCAGCCAAAACAGGTGGTAGCGCAGGAGATATAATATAATTTAGCTCATTTATATTCCTTTTATATAACCTCTAGGTTTAGAGACTTCTATTCCTAGGGGTATTTTAATGTAAGGAGGAATTTTAATGTTAAATGTAGAACAAGCGAAAATATTTTTACAAGAAGAAAATTATCCGTATTTCTCAGATGATCAATTAGAAGCTATGTGCAATTTATATGATGACATGAATGAATTATGTTATGTTGCTTGCATGATGAAAGCAGATGCTCAAGATATTACAATTGGACCAATCAGTATAAAAAACAATTCTCAAATGTGGCAAAATTTAGCTCAAATGTTTTATAAAAAATGGATGGCAAATCCCAGTGGTACTTCAACTATATCTAAATCTTTAACTGGGAAGTGCGTAGGTAGAGCAGATGAATATTAATGCTATAAAATCAAAAGTTGATGCAGTTATCAATCAATATGGCACAGAGATAAAAGTATACAGGGATATTTATAGTGAGGATGAATACGGATGTAAAAATTTAGATGAGAATATGACATATATAGGTACAATAAAAGGAATTATAGACAATGCTAGTAGCTCACGTTTACCAACTAAAACTAATGAGAGACAAGGAATTGTAGAGCTAGATGCCTCAGCAACTTTATATATACCTTATGAGAAAGATATTCTTATACAAGAAGATGATTATCTTGAAATTGATGGGGTTTATTATAGAGTTGGGATTTTCTTAGACATAGTACACTACAATTTATTATATGAAATACCGATTGAAAGGATTGAGTTAAATGAGTGATATTACTATAGATGCTAGTGAAGTAATAAACAACCTAAGAAATATGGACCAAAGAACTAAGGCAGGAATAACTACCATAGGTAATACCGTAGCTTCTCAAATGAAAGAATATGCTCAATCTAATCATAAATGGATTGATAGAACTGGCAGTGCAACAGCTGGAATTACTGCAGATGCTAAATGGGAAGGAACAACACTTGATATATCTATTACTCATGGTGTTGACTATGGTATATGGCTTGAGACTAGAAGAGATTTTGAAGGTAAATATAAAATATTAGAAGAAGCTAGAGATAGCCAAATTGAAACATTTAAAAGTATGTTATTATCACTGAGATTATAGGCGGTGAATGTATGTGAACCGTATTAAAATATATGAAATGCTAAGTGAAATATGTAAAGTCGATATAACGCAACAAGTTAAAAGCAAAATATCAGAAGATACTTTGGTATTAAAACAAAACAGTGTATTAACCAGCATGAATAACGATTTGGCCGGATGGGACATATGGATTATATATATTTATTGTCCTAATAGTCCAATTAAGCTAGATGAATTAAGAAAAAAAGTTATAAGAATGTTAACTGAAAATGACATTGAAGTAATACATGAATTAAAGCAAGAGTACTGGGATGAAAATTTGCATTGCTACATATCAACAGTATCATGCAAAACGCCGAGTACTTATATTTATTAAAGGAGGATTGAAACGCATGGCGATATTATACAATATCAAGAAAGTTGTACTGACTGAACTTGATGAGTCAACTGGATCTGCTAAAAGTAGTGGAATAGTAACTCACATTAAAACTGCACAAAAAGCAGAACTAGAGGCTGTATTAAGTGAAGGAGATGAAGATATATTAAGAAGTCCAGAACAAATACTTGCAGTTGTAAGAACTAATGATTTAATCTACGGATATGATATGACTTTAACTGATAATACTTTTGATGCCAAAGCAGCTGAATTAGTTGCAGGTTATAAAGTTACTGGTTCTGGTAATGAAGAAAAATGGTCTACTCCAATGATGACAGAAGGATTTACAGGGAAACCATTTAAATGCGATATATACGTTGCAAACTATTCAGGAGACTCCATAGTAAATTATGTAAAAATTACTCTTAATAAATGCTATGGAAAATTCCCAGATATGGAAGTTGGCGACGGATATTACGCACCTGAATTTAAGATAAAAGCAAGAGAAAATACAAAAGCTAGTCTTCCAATAAAAGAAATAACTTTCGTTGATGAAGTGCCAGCTGACCCAGAAGCATCTTAGAAAAACTGTTAGGAGGAATATAAATGAGTGTTATAAGTGCTGAAGCTTTTAAAAATAAAGCCACAAGAATTATAAAAATAGATGGATTTGAACCAAACGAAAAAATCGAAGTAAGAATAAAACCTGCGAGTATGTTAGGAATGATAGCAGCGGGAAAACTTCCTAATAATCTATTACAAACAGTAGATGATTTATTTATTAGTAAAGGTAATAAAAAATCAAAAGGAAAAGTTGATACATCTGATATGAATCCAGATGAACTTAAAATGGTAATGGAAATGATAGATACTATCTGTAGAGATTGCATGGTAGAACCATTATTTGATGATATAAAAATGTTTATGACTGATACTCAAAAGATGCAAATAATGAGTGAATCAACGGGAACTGTTAATGCAGTTATACCCTTTATTCAAAAGTAGGAAAATAATAAATGTTATTAGTACTGCTAAAACTTTCGGATGTCGCCCTAGTGATATACTAGGCATAGAAGACGATGACATATATGCACGATACTGTATAGATGAAGCATGTACATATCTTTATAATAGAATGCAACCAAATAAGGATGGAAAGAGTGAAAAGCCTACGTTTATAGAAGATATACAAGAAAGCAAGCATCATAATCCAGGATTAGATTTATTAATGAATTAGTAACTGTAAGATTATAAAAGTCTTACAGTTTTTTATTACATAAAAGGAGGTGAGGCTATGGCAGGAGTAGATTTAGGTAGTATAGTTGCACATTTAAGATTAGAAATGAATGATTTCAATAGTGGATTAAATGATGCAGTAAATCGAATAAGAGAAACTCAACAACAATTTGAAGGCTTAAGTTCTTTTGGTAAATCACTATCAACTGTAGGTGCAGGGCTTACTGCCAGTATAACAGCACCGGTAATGGCATTAGGTGCTAGCGTAGTAAAAACACAAATGCAATTCGAACAAGCTATGTCAAAAGTTCAAGCATTATCTGGTGCTACTGGTAGTGATTTGCAATTATTAGAAGATACTGCTAAAGAAATGGGTCAAAACACGATTTATAGTGCTACGGAAGCAGCAGATGCTTTAGGATATATGGCATTAGCTGGTTGGGATGCGCAACAATCTGCAGCGGGTTTACCAGGGGTATTAAATCTAGCGGCAGCATCTGGAATGGATTTAGCACAAGCATCTGATTTGGTGACTAAAAGTAATTGGTCGGTTATGAAGAAATTCATAGCATAAAGCATTAAGGGAAAACGGTAAAGGTTAAGTTATGTGATATCGTAACCTTTGAAAATGCTATATTATTATGATATAATATAACTATATAGTATATTAAGAGGTGATATTATTGGAAAAAATATGTCCAGTTTGTAATAAAAAATTTAAAGGCAAAAAGTCACAAATATGCTGTTCAAGAGAGTGTTCTAATAAAAGAATATATAAAAAAATATCCGTAAAGTGTGAAATTTGCGGGAAAGAATTAGAAAGAACAAAATCAGAAATAAATAGAAACAAACATAACTATTGTTCAGACAAATGTAAAGCTAAAGGAATGAGAATTTTCAATACAGGGGGAAATAACCCTAATTATAAAGGTGCAAACAGTATAATATCATGTAGTTATTGTGGGGAGAAAATAAAAGTTTTAGATTGTAACTTAAAAAATAGTGATGGTTCCATTAAAAAAAATTTTTATTGCAATACTACTTGTAAAAGTTTACATCAAAAACAACTATTAAAAGGAATATCTAATCCAAACTTCAAAGGGAAAACATTTAAGATTAAATGTGAATATTGTGGGAAAGAGTTTAATAGAGCAGAATGGGATATAAAAAATAATATTCATCAATATTGTTCTCAAAAATGTAAAGCTGAACATCAAAAATATATTCTTTTAAAAGAAAATAATCCTAATTATAAACCTGATCTTTCTGAAGAGTACAGAATAGAACATAGAATAATAGAAGGCTATAATACATGGAAAAGAAAAGTATTAGAAAGAGATAATTATACTTGCCAAAAGTGTAATAAAAAGGAACATTTAGCAGCACATCATATAGAAAATTATTCAGAAAAAGAAGAACTTAGAACGGATATAAATAACGGAATAACACTTTGTGTTGAATGTCATAAAGAATTTCATAAGGAATTTGGAAACAAAAATAATAATAAAAAACAAATTGATATATTTTTAAATAATAAACTAATACCGTGATAAATTAAGGAGTTAAAATGCCTTAATCATTGTAGAGCATAGGAACTGAACCTATGCTTTTTCTTATGGAAAAGTATAGAATATAATGTTCCCAAGAGCCCTTAACACGATTATATATAGGATAATCTGAAAACCTAACGTTAAACGAGGGTGAAAATATATGCCAAACTGAACTAGAATTGACTAGTTGATGAAAATGGAGGAAACTCCCAGAGGTGGATGTAGGAATTGACCTACTATTAATAGATAAAAAGCTCCACGTTAATAACAAATGGATTACTTAACAGCATTTGGGTTAGAGGCTGACCAAGCGGGTCGTATGGCAGACGTACTATCTTATGCACAAGCTAACTCGAATACAACAACTGAAATGCTAGGAGAAGCATTTAAGAATTGTGCAGTCAATGCACATAATGCGGGTATGAGTTTGGAAGAAACTACTGCAATACTTAGTAAATTTGCAGATGCTGGTCTAAAGGGTAGTGAAGGTGGTACTGCACTGAATGCGATTATTAGAGATATGACACAAAAGATGAAAAATGGTGCAATACAAATAGGCAATACAAAGGTACAAGTACAAGATGCTAATGGAAACTTTAGAGAAATGACTGATATTATAGCGGATGTAGATAAAGCAACAGAAGGTATGGGAGATGCCCAAAAGACTGCTGCACTAATGACAACATTTACGGCAGACTCTATAAAAGGTATGGGGATTTTATGTAATACAGGCGCAGACAGTATAGAAGAATTCACAAAGAAATTAGAAAATAGCAATGGCACAGCTGAAAAGATGTCTAATATGATGAATCAAAATTTATCAGGAGCTTTAAAAACTTTGAGCAGTGCTTGGGAAGCATTGCAGCTTAGCTTAGGAGACTCTACTGGACCACTCTCATTATTAGTAGGTCTATTAACTAAATTATTACTAGCAATTAAAAATTTACCTGCACCAGTTAAGCAAGTAATAGTAACTTTAGCATTATTAGCAGCAACAATCGGTCCAACATTATTAATCATAGGGAAAATGATACAAGCATGGGTTAAAATGAAAGAAACTATTGGGATACTAAGATCTGGATTTGGTCTACTACGTGGAGTATTGTCAGGTTTACCTTCAGTATTTGGAATAATTCAAGGAGTAGTTAGTACTGTTGGTGGAGCATTAAGTTCCTTATGGGCAGTATTAATGGCTAATCCTATTGTATTGGTCATAGCAGCTATTGCAGCACTTGTAGCTGGATTTATATGGGCATGGAATAATATTGATGGTTTTAAAGAATTTTGGATTAATCTATGGGAGAACATAAAAACTGTGGCCAGTAATGCCTTACAAGGACTACAAAACTTCTTCACTCAAACTGTTCCACAAATGATAAGTAATATAGGAACATGGTTTAGTAATTTACCATCAACTATATGGTATTGGTTATGTTTTGCGGTATCATATGCGGTACTTTGGGTAGCACAAATGGGACAAAAGGCATATGAAGCAGGTTCTAAATTTGTACAAAATGTAATTACATTCATCCAACAATTACCGGGTCGTATATGGACATGGTTAACAACTACTATTAGTAGGGTTGGAAGTTGGGTAGTTCAAATGGCAAGTAGAGCTCAACAAGCTGGTAGTAGATTCTTAAATGGTGTAAGTACATTCATTCAACAATTACCAGGTCGCGTATGGTCATTCCTAGTATCAACAATTTCAAGAGTAATATCTTTTGCCGCAAATTTTGCTCAAAAGGGTAGAGAAGCTGCACAAAGATTCAAAGATAATATTATAAACGGTATTAGTAGTTTACCTGGAAGAATGGTGAGTATAGGAAGTAATATCATACACGGTATTATTACTGGTATTACTAATGCGGCTGGTAATTTATTTAGCACAATGCAAAATATAGCAAGTAGAGCCTTAAATGCTGCAAAAG